CTACATACCGGGAACGAATGATCTGTGGGGTACAAGTATTAATACTTACCCCACTAATCATATATTATGGTATTAAATATCTAATCAAAAAATAACCATGATACAAACCATCAAAATACATGGACACGAATTTATATCAATCCAAAATTGGATATGGTATTGGGGTACATGGGTTGAACGTAATACATTTTTTGAACATGAATTAGACATGGGATGGTGGATGGATGAATATAACGATTATGTCAGGGATAAAAATAACGATTAACCGGGTACCAACAATGTAGATCAACAACACGGGTAAAAATCAAAACACGAACGAATGTAGATCAAAGACATAGATTACCTAAAATTAACTAATAAATAAAACATAACCAATACACAATAATGTGGCTCTAACGTTGTTAGGGCCATCATTGTCTATAGCATATCACCCAATAAACGTAGGTAGGTATGTGTTTAAATCGCAAGTAAATAATGGATAAACGCAAGTAAAGTGGTATGGGGTGTGGTGATATAGAGATAAAACATGGGTGTAACGTGTGACCAACATAGAGACAAGTGGGTATGAATAGGGTGTAACGGGGTTATGAGTGTAAATGGTATGTGACAAGCAGGAACGTAATGTGGTGTGATAAGGTTTATGGGGTCTAATTTCTGTGTTCCGCCCCACCCCCTCCCTTACTCGTTTTTAAAAGTATATACTTAACAAAACAAAAACATATCCGTAAATGGTTAATAACTAACACGTTACAAAGTTAGGTCCACACCTATTTACCCTGGATATAACGAAACAAAACACAAATGATAAATAATTAAAGAAAATCCTTGTATTATTAACCTAGGTTTTTAAAAAAAAGAGTGTATATTAGGGTCGACTATTTAATTAGAGTAAGTATTTAAAAATTCCTAAACTTATATCCTAGAAAAATAAATAATAAATCGTATGTTTATATCATAATAAAAATATAAAAATATAAAGATATGAAAACAATTGAAAAATTTATTTGTGAAAACCTAGACAAATTCGAAAAACTAGAATGTAGTGAAGTCCTTTGTTATACATTAGAATCATTTAGTAATGATATTGTTGAGTTCTTAAAAGATAATTACAGATATGATTTCGCAGGAATATGTATTCACTATTTTGATAGTAGTAATGATGAATTAATTGATAATGATGAAATATGGGTTGAGAATTTAAATACTTAAAAAACCTAACAAATTATCCTAGATTAATAAATAATAAAACGTATGTTTAAATCATAAAATAAAATAAATAAAAAAATAAAGGTTATGTCAAAGAAAAACAACATCCAAACAGAGGTACAAAACAACGAGGTTGTAGTTACCAAGGTAATCAACGTAGTAGAAACTACTAACAAACGTCCTGGTCGTCCAGTTAATCCTAATTCACCACGTCAACAAAGACTACGTGAAATGGAGGAACGCAGATCAAACGGTTCCGATGTTAAACGAGGTAGACCAGTCAATCCTGACAGTGTACGTCAACACCGTTTAGCAACAATGAACACAGGTGTATTAGGTCGTCCAGTTAACCCAGACAGTGCTCGTCAACAACGATTAGCATTGAAAGGAACATTACCATTAGGACGTCCTAAAAAGGTTAATGTTGAAACAACAGCAGAAGTGATTGTGGATTGATTAGTTTAGTTTAGTTAAGTGATGGGTACCGGTTAACACCGGTACCCTTTTTTTTTGTCATCGTTAGGATTCCTAGGTAAACGGATTCCTATTGTGGGGCCTTTGATCTAAAGAAATCCTTATCCTACACGCGGAAACCGTGGGTAGACATCCTAGTGCGCTCCCCCGCGCGCGGATTTCCATCGCAGGACGTTGCGCAGAGGAACGGAATTAGATGTATGTATAGCCCTAACTCACTTTTTACCCATCGACAAGGTATATACCTATATATAATCATAAGTTTAACGCATTTTTCTCGCGCATTTTTTTGCGCGCGAGTTTGGTATAACCCTTTTTGCGCATTTTTTTACGGGGGTGAAACTCTTTTTTCCCACAAATTTTTTTGGTAAAAACAAAGGTATATACAAACTTTTTGTCACTCAAACACTTTTTCCGTATGTTGTTTTATATGATTCAGTATATTGAACCAGATGAATTGTCAAACCCAGAGTTTGAAACTATTGTTTTAAAAACTATGAGTGATGGTTCCAGTAATTTTACCGGAATTACGCATTTTACACGCGTAAAATCAACTAAAATGGGTGATGGATGGGATGATGTGGTTTACTTGAGAAAACGCACTATATACGATCCTGAGACATCTGTAAAAAACAAGGATGGCGGGCACGTGTATGTATTAACTAATCCCTCGTGGCCTGGGATTGTAAAAATTGGTTTTACCACATCGGATGTTTATCAACGGCTGAATGAAATTAATAACGCGGGTGCTGTTGTTGATTGGGAAATTGAGTTTTATTTTACGTGTGGTCGACCTTATGATTTGGAACAAGCAATTCATCGGCATTTGGATTATTGTAGGTCTCGTATTAACAGGGAATTTTTTGAACTCACTGTTGATAAGGCAACCTCGTTGATAGAAAATTTTGGACAATATTATGGTCCACTAAAGTAGGTATATTCGTATATACGTAGGGGGAGTGGGTATATGGGTGCGGCATGCATATATATTTATTGATATGGATACTTTTGACTTAAAACAATTTTTAGTTGAAAATAAGTTAACAGAAAATTCTCGCTTAAATGAGATTAAAGTGGTTCCGGGAAACGTAGGTAAGAGATATTATGGTGTATTTAATTTAGAGGGTCATTATGGCCCTAGGGGAAATGAGTATGATGGTTATCCAATGTACATTATAGCTAATTCTAAACAAGAAATGGTTGATAAACTTAATTTAACAAACGTTTATCCAAAATATACACTTTCTGATATGGATGATAGTTACTCTGGTGGTGAAAAGCTGAATACTATTATAAATGATGATTGGGCTGTAGTTACTGATGATATATCGGTTTTTAAAAGAATGTTAGATGATATAAAAAAAGATGGTAATCTTAAAGAACCTAAAAAGTTTTAATATATTTATTATTAAAATAATTTAAGGAAAATGCTATCTACTCTTTTGCAAACTGTTACCGATTTCGGTGTATTTAATGTTTTGACTCAATATGGTGTACTTGGTATAACGACCTTAGGTTTGGCTGCTGCTGTTTGGTACTTGTTAAAAAGACAATTGGCTAGCGAGGAGAGATTAAAAGAAAAAGTTGATACTCTTCAAAAAGAAATGAATGAGTATATTCGTGAGGATCAACACAAATTGATGAGTATTATTGAGAATAATACCGAGGCAATGAGAGAGTTACGAGACATTATTCTTTCAAAAAACCGTAGATAAATGAAACGTTCTCAAGTTTACTCTTTACTTTTTATATTTTTTATGGTTATGTTGCTAATGAATATATTAGCTTTAAGTTCACGCCAAGTTGTTACTGAGGAAAAATGTTTTGAGCTTGAGATTCAAAATGATAGTCTCCAGCATACCCTAGACACAATAATTGTTAAGTAATATCTCACCATATTTATATATATGGATATAGATAGAATCTTTGGTTTATTTATGTTGCCATCCTCTAGTTCTGAAGGGGAAAATGTTGATGTGTCTGTATTGGATATATATAGTCATCCTGCGTTTAAAATTGGAATGTTTAAAAAATGGATTGTAAATATTCCGAATGCTATAAAATTTGCTTTACCTCAAACTAAGGGAACTGCGGATATTGAGGATATGGAAGATTATAAAATGGCTGTAAGAAATCAGATTTTTAGAAAAGCTTTTGAGTTTTTGGAGGAAATTGATTTCGACACACATAAAGATATTATTAAAAATAATTTGGACCCGTTACTTAAAAAATCATTAGATCAATGTATGAATCACTTTATTGAATGTGAGGAGTACGAAAAATGCGCCGTTGTAAAAAAATTTCAAGACTTATACTAAAAAGACTTGCCCCCGTGAATTTTTTCTTGTATATTATGGCTACGGGTTAAGAGCCATAAGTGAATAGGGAATAAAAGGGGATAGGGTACCGGGGGGTGCGAAAAATAAAAATTTATAAATTATATGAGACATAGAGAATTAATTGAAAGAAAATTGGATAATGCTTTAGGAAGTATTAAAAAATTAAAATTTATTGTACAACGTCAAGAACCTATTGAAACGTACATTCAAACATTAGAACATTTACAAGAACAAATTGAGGAAGTTCAATCCATCATTGGAAGAGAAGGATTAGATGCTCAAGAAGGATTTGGCCTTTATTAAAAGTTATATTATATTATAGTTATGTTGACCGCTGAAAAAATTCAAACCAACTGGGAGATTATGCTTAATATTATTGAGACTGAAATTTCGGGAGAACGAGGTGAAAAGCTTTTAGATTTTTATTCTAACTTTTCTGAAAGATTAATTATGATGCCTGCATCTCATAAAAAAGAATACCATAATGCATTCCCAGGCGGATATGTTGATCATGTTATAAGAGTTATAAATTGTGCTATTGAATTACATAATTTATGGGATAAAATGGGAGCTAATACTTCTACTTATACTCGTGAGGAACTAATTTTTTCAGCGTTAAACCATGACCTAGGTAAAATGGGGGATCATGAACATGAAGCTTATATCCCTCAGACAGATCAATGGCGCAAGGATAAACTTGGTGAAGATTATACTTTTAACACCCGATTACCTTTTGCCTCTGTTCCCGATAGAGGTTTATTCCTCCTCCAGACTCATGGAATTCAATATAGTTTTAATGAAATGGTAGCTATCCAGACTCACGATGGTCTATATGATGAAGGTAATAAAAAATACTTATCTACATATTTACCTGAACAGAAACCACGTACTGCTCTTCCTTTTATTTTACATCAGGCTGATTTAATGGCTGCTCGTATTGAATTTGAACAGGAATGGCTTACTAAATTAAATAACGGTGAGGCTAAAAAAGGTAATTTTAATACCTCTAAAGCTCCCGAAACTACAGACAAAAAACAACCAATTAAACAAAAAGCTTTATCTAGTGTTAAAAGTGAAGGTTTAAAAGGATTAATGGATGATTTCTTTTCTTAAAAATGGCTTTAATTTTATTAAATATTGTAACTATATTAACATGTATATTTGTGTATACGACTGTTAATCTTTTAAAGAAAAACGAAAGATTAGAAGATATTGTTTCTTCTCAACAGAAATACGTTGATGGTTTAAGTGAAACTATTAAGTACTGTAATAATCATATTAAAAAAATTGATGAAAAAGGTACTTTTAGTTCGGATGATGAAATTGGTTGGTTTTTTCAAGAAATTAAAAATTTATCAAATGAGTTAGAAAAATTTGAAATTAAAAAATGAAGAAAAAATCAACACCTTATTTTACTAAAGATACTGAAGCTGCTATTGTTGAATACAATAACTCTACAGATTTTGAGTACCGCTCAAAACTATATAATGATAGAATATATCGTTCGTTTTTTAAATTAACGGAAAATATTATTCACACGTTTAAATTTTATCATACTGAAGTAGAGAATATTGAAGATTTACAACACGAGGTTATTATATTTTTAACCTCTAAAATGCACCTATTTAACCCAGAAAAAGGAGCTAAAGCTTATTCTTACTTTGGAACAATTGCTAAACGTTATCTTATATTTAATAATACTAAAAATTATAAGAAGAAAATAGACCATTTAGATATTGAAATTTTTAAAAATGATGATGAAAATACTAATAATTCTAATTCGTCATTGATATATACAACTGAAGTATTTGAGGGTGAGGGAAATCATAGTGATCGACTTTCTAATTTTATGGATGAGTATTTAATATATTGTAATGAAAATTTATTTGAATTGTTTCCTAAAGCTGAAGATGCACAAGTTGCTGATGCTGTTTTAGAATTATTTCGTAAACGTGAAAATTTGAATATTTTTAATAAAAAAGCATTATACATTTATATTCGTGAGATGGTAGATATTAAAACATCACACATTACTAAAGTTTCTAAAAAATTACATTCTATATTTAAAGAAGGTTATGTTTTTTATTTGGAACATGGTTATGTAAAATTTTAATTAATTTTATATTTATAATATATATTTATTATGTCTAATTTTGATGTTAAAGTTTTTGGTAAAAAATCATTCTCCAATATTATGGAGGAGATATATAATAATTCCAAAAAGAAAGAACAACAAGTATCTGCTTTAATAGCTGAATTAAAACCTCTTATTAATGATATTGGTGATGCTACGTTAATTGTTCCCTTAATTAAGGAATACATGGAAATTGGTATTAAAAACGATGAACATTTAATTAAATTAGCCGCTATTGTTCAACGCGCTATACAAAATAGTGCATCCAATAGTGATGGATCTGTAGCTATTAGTGATGAGGAAAAAAAACAACTAATGGATGAAATAAATAAAATCCAAAAACCTGAAAAATAATGAATTACATCCCAGCAGTAGTAGTAGATATTGTTTTAAATGAAAACAGTACGTATTTTAATACTGTAGGAGGTTATAACGGGATTGGTACCGTTGTATATAAAGAAATAAAAAATAATAAATATGGTGCTTTAGGATTTGCTAAATCGTATTTTTCTAATATTTCTAATTACCCTTTAAAAAATGAATTAATATACATTATCTTTTTACCTAATCCTGATACTCAGAATAATGTAAATAGACAAAGTGCATATTATGTTTCTCCTATAAATGTTTGGAATAGTCCTCACCATAATGCTATTCCTAATATATTTTCTGATACTAATATTCCGGATTCACAAAAACAGGATTACCAACAAACCTCTTTAGGATCGGTTAGGCGAGTACAAGATGGATCTACAGATATAAATTTAGGAAATACATTTACTGAACAATCAAATATTAAACCCTTAACTAAATACGAGGGTGATGTAATAATTGAAGGTAGATTTGGTAATTCTATTAGATTTGGTTCAACTGTTGTAAGTGGATCATTTTATAATAATTGGTCTAAAGATGGCATAAATGGTGATCCTATTATCATTATACGTAATGGTCAACCCGTTAATGCTGGATCTGTTGGATTTTTACCTATAGAAGAAAATATTAACCGAGATAAATCATCTATTTATCTTACTACTACACAAAAATTACCTGAGTTAGATGGATTTATTCGATCATCGTATAATAGTTATTCTGCTCCCCCTATAACTCCTTCTCAATATAATAAACCCCAAGTTATTTTAAAGTCTGGGAGATTATTATTTGCTACTGATGATGACCATATTTTATTTAGTTCTAATAAATCTATCAATTTAAATGCATATGATTCTATAAATTTAGACACCCCAGGTGATATTATATTAGAATCATCTAAAGTATATTTAGGTAGTAAAAATGCTACTGAAAAAGTTGTATTGGGTAATACTTTAAAAGCTCAATTAGACACTCTAATAACAGCATTAAATACCTTTGCATCTATATGCTCTTCTCAAATTTCTCAACCTTCGGGAACACAATTAGCCGCTATTGTAGCTGCTGCTGAAACTTTAAAAAATGCTTTAGGGAAAGTTAATACCTCTAATATCTTGTCTGACGATATTTATACTGTATAATGCCAACTCCACAACCACCATATTATGAACTTTCTAATGGTAATTATATTACTTTTAAAAGTGTTGGAATGGGTAAAACCATTGGTACTTTATTAGATTCTGATTTAAATATATTATTTCAAAGAGATCCATCTATATCTAATCTTGATATGATAGCAGATGAAATAATTAATGGATATTATATCTCTCAAACAATTCCCACTATTATAAATAAAGTTTTACCTACTCCTAAAGAAACCCCTGAACAAATACAACAACGAAGACAAGAAAAAGCAGCTCAACGCGATAAAGAAAATATTGAATTAGTTAGAGAACAACAAAATCTAAAAGTTGTCGAACAATCTGTACCTGAAAATCAAAAAGCTAAAGGATCGGCTAAATTTGGACAATTAATTTTAAAATTAGGATTAACCCTATTTAATCAATTTCAACCTCAAATAATTTCATATATTAAAGACTTAGGATTAAAAAATGCTGATAGACTAGGTACTGATCCTGATTTTATTAAAAATATAGTAAATGGTACTGTTGATCCTAAAACTTTATTAGATTTATGCCCTCCTAAAGAAAAATTAGATCAAGTTATTATTTTACGAAACCGGTTAACAAATAATTTAAATGGTATAGGAAACCGTTTAGATTCGTTTAATACCTCGTTAAATGCCCAATTATCCACATATAATATTAGTTTAACTTTAGTTGAAACTTTAGATATTGCTAGTAAAGCAACCTCATTAGCCGCTAAATTTATACCTGCCCCGCCCGGTATTCCTGGTATTATTACTTCTACTTTAAACGACTTATTATCAACTAAATTATCTATATTATATACAACTGATGGCTCTCCAAGATTAGCTAAATTAAAAGCAATTTTTGATTCAGCCGCTATGCCTTTAACTATTACTAGTGGATATATTAAAACAGTTGTAAATTTATTAGCTATATTAGATATTATAATCTTACTTTGTGATCCTAATGCTAATTTATTAAATGTATCTACTTCATTAACAGATGTTACTAAACAATTAAATAATGATAATAATGATTCTACTTATAAAGGATTTACATTTGTAATAGAAGAGGTATCTTTTAGTAATAACTTAGTACGTAAACGAGCTTTGGGAATAAATAAAAGTGGAGTTAAATTGATTGAAACACAACTATCATTTACTTTAGATAACCAAACATTAATTGATGAATTAAAATTAGTAATTGATAGAGATAATTTAAAAGCAGATTAAATAAATATTTATAATAAACAATGAAACCAACAGATTTTAAAAAAATTATTAAAGATGCAGTAAGAGAAGCTATTCAAGAAGAATTAAAAGAAATTCTTTTAGAAGCTGTCCGTGCACCTAAAATGGCTCCCGTTGGAACAGGTTTTGGAACTGTAACTGAAGCCATCACCGGTACTTCTACCGCCTCACAAATCAACCAATCTAGATCATTATACTCACAGATGATGAGTGATTTTAAACCGGGAACTGAAACTATTTCTATGAATACTTCAAACCCAATAACCCAAGGAACTTATGTACCTAGTGGAGTATCAGCAGGAATTGAAGGTACACTTCATCCTGGAGATTTAGGTTTAGATCAAATTATGGGATTAATAAATACTAAATAATGGCTTTTGGTGCGAAGAAAATATTTCCAATAGACCAATATCCCCGTAAAGCGGTAGGTGTGGCTTTACCATTTAATGCCCCTTCGGTATTTTCTTCCACATATATTACTAAAGATGCTATTAGGAATAATCTAATTAATTACCTACTAACCAACCCAGGTGAAAGACTCTTTTATCCTACATTTGGTGCTGGGATTAGAAAATATATATTTGAACATATTGTTAATGATGATATTAATGATTTAGCCTCTAAAATTGAAAATGATATTGTTACTTATTTTCCTAGTATAAAAGCAATTGTTCAAATTATACCTAGTTATGATTATAATACTGTTTTTGTAGATATTAACTATTCTATAATCAACACAGGTATCACTGATAATTTACAAATAAATTTAAGCAATGGCTGAGACTAAAGATATAAAATATTTTAATAGGGATTTCCAAGGGTTAAAAAACTTATTGGTTGATTATGCTAAAACCTATTTCCCCACAACCTATAACGACTTCAGCCCTTCATCACCCGGGATGATGTTTATGGAGATGGCTGCTTACGTAGGAGATGTTATGTCTTTTTACTTAGACAATCAGATTCAAGAAACCTTTATTCAATATGCTCGCCAATCTGAAAATATATATACTTTAGCTTATATGTTAGGTTACAGACCTAAAGTAACTAAAGCAGCAACTGTTGATATTGATTTTTACCAACAATTACCCTCTGTATTAGATAATACAGTATATGTACCGGATTATAGTTATTGTTTACAATTTACTGAAAATACTCAAATCAGATCATCAACCAATAATAGTATTTTTTTCTTAGTTCAAGATAATATTAATTTTGCTGTTTCTAGTTCAACTGATCCTACTGAAATAACAGTATACCAAACATCCGGAGGAAATCCTCAGTATTTTCTTTTAAAGAAAACTAGACAAGCTATATCGGCTCAAATTAAATCTACTAGTTTTACATTCGGAACTCCTGAATCTTTTCAAACAGTTAATTTAGTTGATGATAATATTTTACAAATATTAGATATTACGGATACTGATGGTAATACATGGTATGAAGTACCTTATTTAGGTCAAGAAATGATTTATGAAAGTATTAAAAATACTAATACTAATGATCCTAATACTTACCAAGATACCGATGCTCCTTATTTATTAAGATTAAGAAAAACACCAAGACGTTTTGTTACTCGCTTTACCTCTACAGGTAATATGCAAATCCAATTTGGATCAGGAACTACATCAGATGTTGATGAGATAATTATACCTAATTCAAATAATGTTGGTTTAGGATTACCATATAAACAAAGTAAATTATTTACAGCTTTTGATCCTACTAACTTCCTCCAAACAGATACTTATGGTATTGCCCCTGCAAATACCACGTTAACTGTAAGATATTTAGTAGGTGGCGGGGTATCATCAAACATAGATTCTAATACGTTAAACGCGCTAATAAACACGAATAATGTATTATTTATCAATAATAATCTAAACCAAACTACCGCAAATTATATTTTTAGTACTATTGCTGTTAATAATACTGAAGCCGCCTCAGGAGGATCAGATGGTGATAATTTAGAGGAAATTAGACAAAATTCATTAATGTCTTTTCAAACACAATTACGTAACGTAACCCAAGCTGATTATTTAGTAAGAGCACTATCAATGCCTTCTAATTATGGTTCTATTGCTAAAGCATATGCTGAACCTGTAAAAATTGAAAACTTACAACCCGGAGAAACACCCTCAGTATTAGATATATATGTTTTAGGATATAATGCTAATAATAATTTAACTACTGTTTCTAACACTGTTAAAAGTAATTTACAGACCTACTTATACGAATATAGAATGATTAATGATTCTATTCGTATTAGAGATGCTTATGTTATAAATGTAGGTGTAAATTTTGATATTATAGTACTTCCTAATTTTAATAGCAATGAGGTATTAATTAACTGTGTAGAAGCATTAAAAACTTATTTTAATGTTGATAAATGGTCTATTAACCAACCTATTATATTAAAAGACCTTTATGTTGAACTTAGTAAAATTCAAGGAGTTCAATCTGTAAAAAATATTGAAATATTAAATAAATCGGGTATCATCAATGGTTACTCACAATATGCATATGATATTGTAGGAGCTAACCAAAATGGTATTATATATCCTTCTCTTGATCCATCTGTATTTGAAATAAAATACCCTAATAGTGATATTCAAGGAAGAGTAGTATCCTTTTAATTCAAAATATTTATAATAAATGGCTATCTACAAAATTTTCCCTGAAAAGGATGCTACTTTGTATTCTCAATATTCTGGTTCAAATACTGGACTGGATGAAATTTTAGAAATTTCAACAATTGTTGATGACCAAACAGTATATGCTAGCCGTCCTGTACTAAAATTTTCACAAACTGAAATTACTGATATTATTAGTAATAAAATAACAGGAACCGCTTGGCAAGCAAATTTACGATTATTTTTAGCCTACGCTTCTAACATTCCTTTAGATTACACCATATATGCTTATCCTATTTCAGGATCTTGGGACATGGGTACAGGGCACTATTTAGATAGTCCTATTAACGATAGTGGTGTTAGTTGGGTTAATAGATTAAGTGCTGGTACTTCTCCGTGGACAAGTGCTAGTTTTGCTACATACGTAACAGCTTCATTCCCATTAAATCAAACAGGTGGAGGAACCTGGTATACCGGATCAGCTACTTTAAACCCGGTAACATCTCAATCTTTTAATTATATTACATCTAAAGATATAGATTTAAATGTAACTAATGCTGTACATTTATTTGTTAGCGGAACTATTAATAATAATGGATTCATCCTTAAAAAAGAAGATTCACTTGAATTTAGTACAGGATCAGCGTTTGAATTAAAATATTTTTCTGTAGATACACACACTATTTATCCTCCATGTTTAGAGTTTAAATGGAATGATTTTGCAACTGTATTAACAGGATCATTAACAGCAAGTATAGTATCTACATCTGATTTTAAACTTACATTACCTAATAACTCTGGTTATTTTAATAATGGGAGTGTAGCTAAAATTAGAGTAAATGTTCGTCCTAAATATCCTACACGTACTTTTCAAACAGCCTCTATATACACCACTAATTATTTCCTACCTACAGCATCATATTATGCTATTAAAGATTTAGATACTAATGAATATGTAGTTGATTTTGATACTACCTATACTAAGATTAGTGCCGATTCAACAAGTAACTATTTTACCATTTACATGAATGGTTTAGAACCTGAGAGATATTATAAATTCTTGATTAAAACCGTAATTGATAGACAAACTGTAGTTTCTGATGATAGTTACTACTTTAAGGTAATAAATGGATAATGAGTGAAAAAATAATAATTAGCAAAACCGTTTATAATAAAACCCAATTTGGGCAGGTTATTAATAACCAATTTAACCAATTTAATCCTGCTCCATCAGCATCTATAGCTTTAACTATTGATGTTAATCAATTTTTTCAAGCATATGAAAATTTATTTTTTCAAATACCTAAAATAGGTGAAACTAATTCTCACCAATATTTAGTTAATAAAAGCGGTAACTATATAGATGAAAACGCTATAAGTGAAGAAGTACAAGCGTTATTAGAGGAAATCACTCAACTAAGACAAGAAAATTTGGATTTACAACGACAAGTTATTACTATTCAAACCGAAGCTATAAATCCTACTGAAGAATCAAATGCAAATATTAATCAAATAGGAGCAACAACTACAGCAAGACCAATATCAAGTTCACCTTCTATTACTTCCACTAATACAACTGTATCTGGAGATACTACTGGAGGTAGTGGTAGTGGAGGAACAGGTGGAAGACGAGCAGGAACAGATAAAGCATCATTAGTAACCGTATAATGGCACAAAGTATAATTACTCAAATATCACCAATCAATCAACAAGATCAGTTATTAAATTCAACTGATAGTAGTTTAGTTAATAGTGTATCTACTAACACTAGTTTTAATGTTGAAACCGATGTAATTGAAACTTTTGTCTATAATATAAATAATGTATTAATTCAAGCTATTAGAACTAGTTATACGGTTCAAAATACTAGTGTTGATAATAATGAAATAAAAGAGTTATTTATTGACCCGGCTCGTGATCTAGAGGCAAATGCTTATATCACGGGTATATATAATGTTAACTATAGTTTTTTAAGAAATAAACTTAATTCATCTGCTTTCAATCAGTATTACATTAAGGATATTTCTAATGATAGAACTGAATTACGAATCGATAATATTAGTTTAACAAATAATGAAATACAAGAAGCCTTTGATAGTTTTAGTATTGACCTTAATACATCTCCCGTATTTAACGGTTTTTATTTAAACTTTGGTGATAATAATTTAGAATTAGCCACTAATATTGCTTTAGATGTAATCGATAGTAGAAATACTATATTAATCAAATTATATGAACCTTTAGCTTCTACTTATGGTTTAAAAACTCAATTTTGGGTAGTAGAAAAAGTATCTGATCCTTTAGCTTATCAAGTAGAATTTATAAGTGATCAAGTGATATTTGATGATAGAATATTTTTAAAAGGTCCTAATTTTGATATATCTGTTAAGGATCAAGCAAATAACTCAACCGAATATAAAACATATAATAGTTTAACTACCTCTAATTCAACTTTAAATAACCAATTAAGTAGTATTCTATCTGAAAAAAGAGCTGAACTAAACACAGATTATTCAGAATACGAAAATTTTGTATTTTTTAGCTCAGCAGGACAACGTTTATATAATTTTAAACAGAAATTATCATTAATTGAATCATACAATAATGATATTACAGTATTAAATACTTTACCTAATACTGTTCAAGTATCATCTAGTAAAGCAATTATACAAAATAAAATAGATACATTAATAACCAATTTTGATGGTTATGATTATTATCTGTACTTTGAAAGTAGTTCAACAACTTGGCCTAAGAGTGATGCCACTAAACCTTATAGTTTATATTCAACAGGATCAAATCAAGCCATTAACTGGTATAATATTCAAGAAGCATCAGCTTCATCATATGATAACCAAAACCAAAATAACCTATATAACGTATTTCCTCAATATATTCAAGAAGACCCAGATAACGAACAATTTCAATTATTCGTTGAAATGGTTGCTCAGATGTTTGATGATGTTTGGTTATATACCCAAGCTATTAAAAACCGCCAAGATGGTGATAATAGTTTAAGTGGTGGTATATCAAAAGATTTAGTTGCTGATGCTTTACGTTCATACGGTATAAACATTTATCAAAGTAGTTTCTCTACTAGTGATTTATTTACCTCATATTTAGGTATTGCCTCTAATGGATCATTATTACCCCCTACAGGAAGTGAAGTAATTAATAATTATGTTACTTCATCTGCGGAAATGATTCCTTTTGATGATGCTCAAAAATTAATTTATAAGCGTTTTTATCACAATTTACCTTATATTTTAAAGAAAAAAGGTACAATTGAAGGATTAAGAACATTATTAACATGTTTTGGGGTTCCTGATACTATTTTACAAATTACTGAATTTGGTGGTAAAAATACAACCAATGTTAATGATTGGGATTATTTTGAAAATCATTTTAACTATGCCTTTACCACTAGCGGATCAGGATATGTAAATATTCCTTGGCAAAACTTAGGAACATCATCTAAATTTCCTAAAGCAGTTGAATTTAGATTCAAAACTTTCGGATTACCTCCTTCAGGAATACCTTATAGCCAATCATTAGTTAATACAAGTAATAAAGAATTTAATATATTACTTGAATACACAGGATCAGGATACGCTACTGGATCTTATTCAGCCTCTATAGCTAATCCATATAACGAATATGCTACTTTAAAATTTTACCATAGTGCTAGTGCTGCTAGTGCAAGTATATATTTACCATTTTTTGATGGTGGTTGGTGGTCTATTTTAGTAAATGGTATTACTGGCTCGTCTTCAACATATACTGTATATGCTAAAAACAACATATATGATGGATATGAGGGAAATAAATTAGGATTCCAAGCATCAGCTAGTTTTACATCATCTAAATGGTGGGATAATAACTCAACTGGAGAATTATATTTAGGTAGCTCAGGTAGTGCGGTTATAGCTGGTAAAACTTATAACCCTATTTCTGCTTCATTCCAAGAATTTAGATATTATACTACTAATTTAAGTGAAAGTGTATTCAACGATTATGTAATGAATTCACTTTCTATTGAAGGAAACAATATAAGTGGTTCATACGATACTTTATTGTTTAGAGCATCATTAGGTGCTGAGCTTTATACTAATACAAGTTCAATTCATCCTGCCTATTCAAATACACCTTCATTCTCTAGTAGTAATTTATTTTCATATACTGGATCATATTCATTTAATCCTAATGTAGAAACAGTTTATTATGATGAACCTGGAGTAGGTATGTTGAATCGAGTAGCTAATAAAATTAAACTACAAGACAATAATATTCCTACAGGTAATGTATTATCTCCATTAGCACCTTTATCTCAAGCCTCACCTACCACAGGTAGTGTATCTCACAATAACAATTTACTAGAGGTTGGATTTTCACCTCAAAATGAAATTGATAAAGACATAATTAACCAGTTAGGTTATTTTAATATTGGTGAATATATTGGTGATCCAAGACAAGTATCTAATAAATCGTATGTTGATTTAAAACCTTTAAGAGATGCTTACTTTAAAAAGTATTCATCATCTTATGATTATTCTGATTATGTTCGTTTAATAAAGTATTTTGATAATGCTTTATTTAAAATGGTTAAGGATTTTATTCCTGCTCGTACAAGTATTTCAACTGGTATCATTATTAAACCAACCATACTAGAAAGACCTAAATACCCAGAACCTCAAGTAAGTTGGTCTCGCCCTGAATATACAGCATCAGTACAACATTATTCTGGAAGCGATACAATATATGGTTTTAGCAGTGATAATGGAGGAGTGTACTTAAACCAAACAAGTAGTTTCACTCAATCGTTTAATGGACCAACAGGATCTGTTAATATTATTCATAATGATAATAGAGAATTTTATAATGGTGAATTAAGTGGTACTATATTAACCGTTACTACTCAATCAATTTTAAATAACCCCTTACTAGAACCTAGATATAGAGAATCAATTAGTGATATACAAAATCTACAAGTAGCAATATCAGGAGCTTTTTTTGAAAGTGGTAGTAACAGTGAATTTAAAATAGGTACCCTACCCTTTAAAATAACAACCACCTCGCTTCCCATCTATAATACAACTACATACACATACACACCTGAATATAATGTAATAAGTGATATAGACATAGTGTTAGAAGGAGCATGGGCTGCACAAGCCGGTAATGCAAGACTGTATGTTTACTTTGTAGAAAACTCCAACAGTATATTAGGGTCAATCCAACTAAATACTATAGGTACCTCAATAGAGATATTTAGCGAAACACTATCACTTAAAAACATCAATATAAACGCACAAAGTTCATATACAGTAGAGTATGTTTTCCAAAGTTTAAGTGTGTCTGAACGAACTGTATCCTTATCTAGTTTATCACAATGGATAATAAGTGTTGAAAATTTAGCAGCTCAATCAACTTACTATTTAGATCCTACAGTTTATACACAACAAAACTTCCCAGGTGATATAGGAGAATTTGATGATTATAATGCTATATATGGTAATGTTTACTCAAACAGAGTATCAAATAAATATTTTGATGTAGATTATTCAAATGGTATTTCATCACCTGTTAACTTAGAAGCTATAACAAGTGGATCCGCTATATATGCTCAAGTACAACAATCAAATTATACTTTAAAAAGACATATTAATCCAAGATATGAAGGAAGTAAGTTATATGGTGCTAATATAAATAAATTTACTACTGGTGATATTAGCTATGCTAACAAGCCTGTAATTGAAAGATATACAAATTATGTTGCTCAATATGATTACATCCAATCAGGAACAGATTCAATAATTCATATTTTAAGTCTAATTGATATTAATGGAAGTAAAATAGCTTTAAATGGAAATACTAATTTCAATTTTGGAATGGTAAAAACTATTTTTCCCCAATCATCCTCGGTTTCATTAGTTGATTTACTAACCAACTCAGTAGGATCAAATACTTCAGGAAGTGCTACTATAAGTTCATCAATTGATGAAAATAATATTTTTATATATGAAACTATATCTAAAGCAAATACTGGATTGGTTGTTCCTTTAAATTTTAATCCGTATGTTGATATATATGAAATAGCTAGAAAAGCAGGACTAATATAAAAAACTTAAAAAATAAATATATTTATAATAAATTATGGCATACTTAAATAATACAGCTGTAACCGTTGATGCAATATTAACTACCAAAGGTAGAGAATTGCTAGCACGCGGCGATGGTTCATTCGCAATCACTCAATTTGCATTATCCGATGATGAGATTGATTATACAATGTATAACCCAACTCACCCCTCAGGATCTGCTTTTTACGGACAGGCAATTGATAACATGCCTTTGTTAGAAGCATTCCCTAATGAAAACCAAATTATGAAATACAAATTAGCTACTTTGCCTCGTGGCACAGCTAAATTACCTGTATTGGATTTAGGAATTTCAACTGTATTATTGAAACAAGGTGCTACATTAACCCTTACTCCACAAACATTAAACTACTTAGGTAATGGTAATATATTTGAAACTAGTGGTTATACTGCTACTATTTCTGATGTTAGAACATTAGCTAATTTTACTGGAGTAGGAATTAATACTCCTGCTGTTGTTGCTCTTAATTCAACAACTACTGTAGGAACTAATGTATCTAAAACTGTAATTGGTACTTCATTCCAATTAAGAGGTACTACTGTAAATACTTTATTTGGATCACAAACTTCAATTCAAGCTACATTAACTGTAGTTGGAAATGATAGTGGAGCCCGTTTAGTAATCCCCGTAACAATAACTAAAGCATAATAGAAAATGTCATTTAAACGTTTAGATCCTGAAGATTTCGTCATTAGTGCTGATGCAATTTCCTCTACATTGTGGACTGGAAATGTACCTACATTAAGCCAATTCTATACTTCATCAACCCAAGGTAGCTCAACTAATTACTACCTTGATGTATACAATACTGGATCATCATTAAGTGGTTCTGAAGTACAGTTTTCTATTGCTTATGGAAACAAATACGGAAGTGGAAGTTTATTATATAATTCATCTGTAACTGCTTCTTCTTATTCTAGAACTGTATATGGTCAATACCGTACTTTGGTTTTGGGAGATGAAAATTCTGATTTTATATTTGGTGGATATACTGCTTCTGAATTTCATGCTATTTCATATGATAGATCTCGTTACAAAGAATCATTATTACCCGGTTCATTAACTTTATTATTAAGTAGCAGTGCTGGTAAATTATACTTAACTGATAACAGCAAAGTAACATCTACCGTAACTTTCCTAGACTCAGGTCGCGTTTATCAATTAGTAAGTGGATCTGCAGGTACAGTAAATACTAAATACACTAATGGATACACACCAGGTTCAGGATCATATGGTTATTTGCTTCCTGATATTGGGGTAATTTTATTAAATACTAGAGCTATTTCTTGTCCTGTTGCCGATGGTGGTATTGCAACCAATATTACTGCCTCTAGTGGAAACTCAGACCAGTTATTGAACGGTAAAATGTATGAATTAATTAGATCTGGATCTTGTACTCTTAATTCACAAGAAACTATCACTTCTGATTATGTGTTTATTCGTGTAAGAAACAGTGAATTTAACTATACCGAAAACCCTAGCTTTATTTCAGGCTCAACTGGTGATATTATATATTCAGATTTTATTAATAATCCTGTGACATACGTTACAACTGTAGGTATGTACAATGATAATAATGAATTGTTAGCAGTAGCTAAATTAAGTAAACCTCTCCAGAAAGACTTTACAAAAGAAGCTTTAGTTCGTGTTAAGTTAGATTTCTAAAATGAATGGGTGCTTACAAATCACTAACTGTCCAGGATATAATCCTCAGTCCATTTGAGGTAAACAAGGGATTTTCCTTTACTGGGTCAGCAGCCTTAACAGGGTCTACTGTTTTAATTGATCGATTTTTTGGAAAAAATTTAACTGGTAGCTTTAACCCAGGAACTGACCCTACTACAGGGCAAGTATCAACAGGTAGCTACCAACGTTTAATTTATGATTCTGTAAAGCACCTCTATTATTCTAATTTTTTATCTTCTAGTTTAGGAGATAATGCTTCTACCTCTAGTATAGTCTATGGACTTGATACTGAGGGAGATGTAAGAGTAGGTGGACTAAACAATACTAACAATTACAACTACTTACAATCTACATTATCACAATCTAGATACTTTCCCACAGCTTCAGATTCTGTAGTTGGAGTAATAACTATACCTCAAAGTTTATTTGGTGATCAAATTAAACCTGGATCATTTTATTTATCTACCCCTAGTGGAAGTATTATAGATGATGCTGAAGGCAATGTAATGCTTACTCCGGGAAATGAAGTTGTAGGTAATATAATTTATCAACACGGATTAATAGTTTTAACTTCATCTGGAAGTAAAACAACTGGAGGTAATATCTATGGACTAGCAACATATGGAACTTCAATATATGGTGGTGACATAGGAATAGATACTCTTAGTAGTTTTGTTACTTCATCAAATGTAACTTGCTCATTTTCATCCTCGTACACTATATATGAAACATTATTTAAGTGTACTTTGAGAGAAAATGAATTTAACTTTACTCAAAACCCATCAGTAATAGAAGACCAAATCACAGGCAAATCGTATGACTTTACAACCGGTTCATTCTTTGCCCCGTACATTACAACTGTTGGTTTATATAGTGAAAATAGAGAATTATTAGCTGTAGGGAAATTATCTCAACCGCTTCCATCCTCAAGAACAACAGATATGACGATATATGTCAAAATAGATAAATAATATGTGGTTATACAATGAACAAGTTATTAGCTCAATTGAGGATATGCCTCAAGGAACATTCGGTTTTATATACATAACTACTCACAATTCAAGTGGGATATCGTATATTGGAAAAAAATCGCTATATCACAACGTTAAACGTAAATTAACCAAAAAAGAACTGGCTGAACATACCGGAAGAGGACGTAAACCTACAACCGAGGTAGTTCAAAAGGAATCTGATTGGAAAACGTATTACGGATCTGCAAAACCAATTGTAGAATTCATTAAAGAAGGTAAACAAGAGGACTTTACCCGTGAGATCATACAGTTTGTTTCTAGTAAAAAACTTCTTACTTACTATGAATGTAAGTACTTATTTAAATATGGGGTGTTAGAACATCCTTTAGAATACTTTAATGACAATATTCTTGGAAAGTTTTTCACCAAAGACTTTGAATAATATTTATAATTATGGACAATTTTGACTTGAAACATTTTTTAGTAGAGAATAAAATAACTTCTAATTCTCATTTAAAAGAAATTAAAGCCATCCCTGGAAATACAGGAACTACAAGATTTATAACTTTAGAACAAATGCATTCTCTTTCAATTAATATTTTAAACCAATTAGAACAACTTCAACAAATAGTTAAAAAAATGGAAGATGGATCATCAACTGAAAATGAATTGGTAAAATTAAATACTATACCTGATAATGAATTTAGAGAATTAAGATTTATTTCAGATTATTTAAAGGAATTTTCTAGAACATTTGATGGTCTTAGAGATTATGGAATGGAATAATATTTATAATTATGGACAATTTTGACCTAAAGCAATTTTTAGTAAAAAACAAATTAACTGAAAATTCTCGTTTAGGTGAAATTAAAACCACCCCTGGAAATACAGGAACTACAAGATTCGTAGACCTAAAAGTTGGTGATATCATTACTCCTAAAATGTGGGACAAACAAAAATTTAAAGGTAATTATATGCCTTCACCTACAGATTATAATATTACAATACAAGACTCATATGTTATAAAAGACATGGAATTTGACCATGAAGGGTCTGAGGAAGAAGGATTTGATGATTGGTTTGTAGATTTAAGATCAACAACTACAGGTAAACCCTATAATACAGACCCTGTTTCTTTTCCCTATAAAACACTAGAAACCCAATTTCATTTAAATAGTCTTTTAAAAGATGGATATAAAATTGTTAGTCCTGATACTTTAGAAGAAATTAAAGCCGTCCCTAAAAATACAGGAATGAAAATAGATTTATTATCTTTTATTAAACAAAACCAATATGAAATCGCTAAGAAGATGGGGGCAGTCCGTTTAGAAGATATTGAGATGGATACTTTAAATAATCCATCAGCAATAGCACGGGTTAATATTGATCTTGAGGATGAGGAGGATGAAGTAGAAGGTGGAGGAGAATATATGTATGGAGTATCATTTAGCTATCCTGAGGATGTAGATGATAATTTTAGAGGTGAAAATGGTGATGAACCAGAGGAAATAACAGTAGCAGGAAAAAAAATAATGTATATTAATTATAATATTTAATAACTATGGATAATTTTGACTTAAAACATTTTTTAGTAGAAAATAAATTAACTGAAAATTCTCGTTTAAAAGAAATTAAAGCCGTCCCTGGAAATACCGGGATAAAAAATGCATTAGACTTTACATTTGAAGAGGCAAAAGGTAAAATGGTTTTCATAGAAATAGATGAAGATGGGGATGACTCTAAAGAATACATGCAAATTGATACTTTAGATGATTATAACAGCTTAAAAAATGTTATTGCTAGTTATTCCAAATCAGGAATTTTAAGTGATTATTATATTAACTAATTTAATAAATATTTTAACTAAGGCTTGGGAAACCAAGCCTTTTTTTGTATATTCACCAAGTGATAGATCAACTTTTAATATCGCTTGTAGACTCGGTTCTAGGTAGTGGTAATAAAACTGCTCGAAATAATAAAGCATATAAATGTCCCTTTTGTAATCACCATAAGCTAAAATTAGAAATTAATTTTAGTGGTAATAATAAAGGTGAAAACCCATGGCATTGCTGGGTATGTGATAAAAAAGGTAAAAAATTATCTACCTTATTTAAACAAGTAGGAGCATCATCTGATAAAATAGCTGAATTAGGTAGCTTGGTGAAATCTAATAATACCGAAACAGTTATACAAAGTAACACTATAAAGTTACCTAAAGAATTTAAACCTATTTCTGATGTATCATCTAAAGATGTTGTTGGTAAACATGCTTTAAAGTACTTAAAAGATAGAGGATTAACCAAAGCCGATATATTAAGATATAATGTTGGTTATTGTGAGGAAGGACGATATGCTAATATGGTTATTATACCTAGCTACGATGAATTAGGTAATTTAAATTATTTTGTTTCTCGCTCATTTATATCCTCAAATAAACTAAATCCTCCAGTATCTAAAGATATAATTGGGTTTGAATTTTTTGTAAACTGGAAGTCACCTATTGTGTTGTGTGAGGGAGCATTCGATGCTATATCAATTAAACGAAATGCTATACCTTTATTTGGTAAGATTATCTCTAAAACATTAATGAAAAAGATAGTAACTTCATCTGTAGAGAAAGTATATATTGCTTTGGATAAAGATGCTATTAAGTCTGCTTTAGAGCATTGTAAAACATTAATGGATTATGGTAAAAAAGTTTATTTAGTTGAAATGGCTGATAAAGACCCAAATGAACTAGGATTTTTAGAATTTACAAATATTATACAACAAACCCCAGCTTTAACTTACGATTTATTACTTAAGAAAAAAATAATGTTATGATAGAACAAAATCAAAATGTAAAAAAAGACAAAAAACTTAATCGCATCGTTGAATTTACTGATGATGCTAAGCAAATTACCATTTTAGATACTCGTTATTACCAACGCAAAGAAGGCGTTTTTTACCCTTCAGTAACATATGTGCTGTCCTCTTTCCCTAAAGATAAATTTTTTGAAAGTTGGATTAAAGATGTAGGACATAACTCCGATATCATCATGCGTAGAGCAGGAGATGAAGGTACTCAAGTACACAATGCTGTTGAGAACTTCTTAGCTGGAGAAGAAATTCAATGGTTAGATGATAATGGTAAAGCTAAATATTCTCTTGAGGTATGGAAAATGATTCTTAAATTTGCTGACTTTTGGAAAACACATAAACCAACATTGATTGCCTCTGAATGGCACTTACTTTCAGATGAATTACAAGTAGCAGGTACAATCGATTTGGTAGTAGAATTAAATGACAAATTGTGGTTGCTAGATATTAAAACCTCAAATTCATTACATGATACTTATGATTTGCAACTTGCTTGTTATAAACAAATGTGGAATGAATCATTCGATCAAAAGATTGAGAACGCTGGTATCTTATGGTTAAAAGCAGCTACCCGTGGTGCTGACAAATCAGGTAAGAAAATTCAAGGTGAGGGATGGCAACTTAAAGAAATGAACAACACCTTTGAAAACAACATCCAAGCATTTAAAAACTTATTTGAAATATTTAAATTCAAAAATCCAGATTTAAAACCATACTCAGAATTATTCCCTACATCTATTAAGTTAGATGTATAATATTTATAAGTATGGAATTATCCCTAGAAAATTTACTTAATGAACTTAATAAAGTACCCGGCGGATTAGCTAAAAATAAAACTTTAGATGATATTGCCGCTAAGCATGGAGTTGAAAAAGATAAATTAGAGAAACAACTTGAAAAAGGTATTAAAGTTGAAGCCGAACATACTACTAATAAATCAGCCGCTAAAGAAATAGCTATGGATCATCTGTTTGAAGATCCTAAATATTACGATAAGTTATCTAAAATTGATGAAGGTACTTGTGGTTATAATGCTGATGTTAAAACAGGTAAAGAATTTAAAACTCCGGGTGGTATTAAAATGAGAAAAGACCCTTACGGGTTATCTGCTTTTGCTATTGAATTAGTTAAAGAATTTAATAATGATGTAAATGAAGTAGGAGAATTATCATCTACCCCTTATAATTATGTTAAACGTTTGGATGATTTAGAATTAGATGGAGATGAATTATTTGGTACTATAGTATATGATTTTTCGGCTGGGGATATTTTTTATGATGTTATTTTTGAATATGATTATGATAATGAATTAGATAAAAACATTGTTAAAGTAGATTTTACCGCTAATGAGTCATATGAAATGACTAATGTAAATGAGCCATATAAAATAATGGCTACTATATTTTCAATTATCAAGAAAGAATTAGCTAAAGATATAGTTAAAAATAATTTAGATATTTTACTTTACACTCCAGCTGAAACTAAAACTAAAGGTAGTGAAGCAGTTAGATTAAGAGGTATTAATCAACGAAATGAATTATATAAAGCATTTTTTAAGAAAAATATACCTCATGTTAAAATGGAGGAAACACCGAATGAAACTCGTTTTTATTTAAAAGAAAATCAATTAAATGAGGCAGTTCGTTGTAAAGCACTCCATAACACACCCCAAAATGAATTAATACCTTTTATCAAATCACTCACTCAGTTTATGGATAGTGATATTGAAATTCGTCCTTTACCTAAAGTAAAATTTGTTGACGATGAGGCTAATGCCTCTAAAGTATTGGGTAAAACAGCATATTATGATCCACAAAATTGCGCGATTACTTTGTATATAACCGATAGACACCCTAAGGACATACTCCGTTCGTTTGCTCATGAGATGATTCATCATATGCAAAATATGCAAGGAAGATTAGGTAATATTGGTACACAAAATGTAAATCAAGATGACAATTTAAAAGGATTAGAGGAAGAAGCGTACCAGTTAGGAAACATATTACTTCGTTGCTGGGAAAATTCTCAAGACCAACTTGATGAAATTAAACTCCAACCTAAAAATACAGGAGTAGGTAGCAAATTAAAAGTAAATTTTAAATTAGATCCTTCTTATTTTTTTTACCCTAAAGATATAAAATCAATAAATGATGTTAATGAAAGACACTTTGGTGGGTGGATAAGTTCTAAAGATTTACCTAAAATGCAAGGTATATTACATAGAGATGATTCATCTATAGTTATACTAACCATCATACTTACTAATACAGACACACCATATGAGTATCTTGAGGCTTGGAAAAATAAACTAGATAATCTTAATATTCCATATATAGATAAAATTCTAACTCAGGGACGTAATTTTGGAATTACAGATATAGATGTTAATAAGTATATAACTTTAAATATTGAGCAATCTACTAATGAAATTAAAGTCCAACCTAAAAACACAGGAGTGGCTGGTGCTCTAACCTCTGAAGAAAAAGAATGGATTGATAATCAAGCATATACTATTGATCGCTTTTACTCATCTAATAACACAGATTTAGATTCTGATGCTCCATTAGAATACAAATTTGTCAATAGAAAAGAGATAGAAGATGAGATACAAGGCGAATACAGGACCTCTAAAGACTTAGAACTTTTTGATTCTATTCATAGAAAATTAAAAAATAAAATTTATACCTTTAATCGTGGGCACGATCCTAACATAAAAAAATACCCTGAAGATTATGATCTTCGAGATGCAGTAGTAAGAGCTGAATATAGCAATAATAACCCAGAATTAACTATTACTATGTCTGATAGACTAGATGGTAGCTATGGCTCAGAATACGGTGCATTTGATAAAGATACAGGAGAATATCTTCAATATTCTGATCTGGATAAAATTGGTAAAGTTGATGAAATCAAAGTTCAACCTAAAAAAACGGGGATAAAAGGAAAAATAAATCTTGAATTTTTCCCTAATGACCTTAAAATCAAATCATATTCTGATATCTATGATTTTTTGAAACTTTCACCTAAGAATTTCCTACCAGGAATAATAAAACTTAAAAATTTCCCATTAATGTTTACTGAAATATTTACAAATAATGAAGGTGAAATATCAATGGATTTAGAGGCTAATTCAAATTATCCTGAACGATATGATATATGGGTACAAAGATTAAAAGATTTAGGTATTCCTTTTAAGATGAATCATCCATATATTGAGGATATAAATATAGAAAAAAATTTTAATATAGAAGTTAACCCTATAAGCTAGTTATGGATAAAAAAGAAAATGTTTTAAAAAAAGAGTTTAAACAAAAAGACGTACAACGATTAAGAAATTTATTAACTAAAAAATACGGTGATAAAACTACTGTAGGGGTTGGTTATACTAAACAACAAGAATTCCATAGTGAGGGAGATGTTTGGGAGGAGGATGGCCGTAAATGGACTATTAAAAATGGTATAAAACAAAATATCACTAAGATGGATGAGGCTAAAAAAGCCCACGTTATGCCTTTATTTTGCCCTACATGTAATAAGTTAATGGTAACTCATAGAGATAAAAACTATTATATGATTCATAAAAAATGTCTTAATTGTGTTATTGATTTTGAAACTGAATTACGTCGTATAGGTGCTTGGGATGAATATGAAAGAAAAATTCAAAACCAAGAAATTGATTCTTTTATTTCTGAATTTAAAGCTTGGATAGAAGACAGTTTAACTGAATCAAACCAAGGATTTATTTCTGAGGATGGTCATATAGAAAAATGGGTTGGTGGGCCTAATAAGCAACGAGTATTAGATGATTTACATAAAACTATCGAGTATTTGTCTTCCTTGAAGAAGTAAATATTTATAACGGATATGGACTTTGCCAAATTTATTTCTTACTTACTTCATTCCAGAACTCAGGCTCACGTCTATCACCTTCAAACACCTTCTTATGCTGCTCACAAGGCATTAAATAAATATTATGATGATATAATTGATTTAATTGATGGATTAGTTGAGTCATATCAAGGTAAGTATGGTATTATAAAAGGATACTCTAATTTTGGTTTGATGGAATATGAAAGCTGTGAAGAAATTCAAAACTATTTTAAAGCGCTTGCTAGTACTATTGAATCTGAAAAAGAAGAATTACCTCAAGACAGTTATATACAAAATCAAATTGATGAAGTGGTTACATTAATTAATTCAACTTTATATAAACTAACTTATTTAAAATAAGATGTATTACATGCCTATATATAAACCTAAAGTAAAAAATGTTTACGATAGTTTAACCTTACCTAGAAAAGAATCTATGATGGATGAACTAAGATTTAATAAAATGTATGCTGTATACAATTATGGGGAATTACCTGCGGATATACAAAGAGAAGTTAATAAATATATTAGTGAATTAGACATAAAAGAAAGTGAAGATGATCAATCAATGCAACGCCAATTATTTGATCAAAATCCTTTAATTATTTTTAAATCCAAAGAAGATTTAAATAAAGCAATTGAAAGTCTCCAGGACCCTAATAACTATGGATCTTATCTAAAACAATTTAGGTCACAAGACCCTAAATTAGATAAATATATTAAAGGATTACTAGAACCTCCAGGCAATCCAGGCCAACGTAAAGCATTACTTAATAAACGCAGAGAGGAATTAAATGATCCTAATTTTGAATGGACTAAAAATACTACAGATAATCAAGTACAATTAATTAAAAAGTATTTTGAAACTAAACCTAGCCGTTCTATACTTGATTTTGAAAAAGTAGATGAAAACTCATTGATGTTTTCTTTATCTAAAAATACTTTAACTAAAATAAATATAGAAAAAATAGTATCTACTGTATTAAATAACGTTGGAATAACTAATTATAAAATGACTACTAAAAAAACTCCCAAAGACATTACTAAAGAAAACTTATTAAAGGAATTAATAAGTAAAGTTGTTTCTGAGAAAAAAATGACTCCCGCTCAAAAGAAAAAACGTGGTGAAATATATGATGCGTTAATTGATAGTGGTATGCCTTCTAAAAAAGCAGGACCTATTGCTACCTCTCAAGCAATGAAAGAAGGTTTTCCTGACTTAAATGATGATGGTGAAACTACATACGCTGATGTTTTAATAGGTCGTGGAGTTAAAGCTAAAAATGAAGATATCGACTTAGGTCACGAGGATGATGAGCCTCATATGTTAAAAGCAAATGTATATCGTATAGCTAAGTATGCTATTGAATTATACAAAATGCTTGACAAATATGACAAGATGAATGTTGAAATTGACTTTCCTGATTGGTGGCAAGAAAAAATTCATTTGACTAAAGATTATTTAGTAAAAGCTAAACATTATCTAGATTTTGAAGAAAAAGAACCTTCACTAGATGCTATGTTGGGAGAGGAAGAAAAAAAAAAAGGTAAAAACTACGTCCCTAAAACATTTACTTTCCTTAAAAGTATAAAAGATACTTTTGGTGAGAATATTAAATATTATGGTGGTAAAATGTATATTGATCCACTAGTTAAAACTGCTTTAGATAAAATAAAAAGAGGTAGAAAAACAGACAATACTACTATAGGATATTCTGATTTGAATAAATTAATTGATACTAAAATGCCTCAACAAGTTGTAATGGCCTTTAAAAAAGGATTAGAAAATTCTAAATTAGTTGATATAAATACTAAAAAAGGTACTAGACAAATGTTACCCCTTAATTTAAGTATTACTCAAGATGAAAATGGTAATTATCTAATCAAAAATCCACACTCAGATAAAATATCAGAAATTAAAGTTAAACCTGAAAATACAGGAATATAAAATAATAACAATGACACGCGCTGAAATAAAAGACTTAATTCGACAAGCATATACCAAAGCATCAGACACTGCTACTCCTCCCCCTATACCTCAAGAGGAAAAACCAAGTGCTAATGTTTTAAAATTCCCTATTGTTGCTCGTTTTCCTGAAATAGATAAAGTACTAGTACAGTTAATGACTGATCAATATGGTGTATTTATTAAAGATGTAGAATGGGTAGCACCTAAACCTACAACTTTCCGTATTAAATTAGCTAATAACCAATACTTTTATTTAACTTATAGTGATAAATCATGGACTGCTCAAGTTGAAGGTAAAAAATATTATTTGCTAAATATTCAAGAAGAAGAAAGAGCAATGGAATCTTTAGCTCGAATTTTAAAATATGGTGGTGAAAAAACAGAAGAGGATAAAATGGTAAGTAAAGAACCGGATGCTACTCCCGTTACTGGTGATTCACAAGCTATAAGTCCTTCCCCTGAAGTATTAGGTAGAGAACCAGAAGGTGTAGATGTTAACCCAGATGAATTTGAACCGGCACCTGAGGAAACACCTGCACCTGAAGAAGAAACTCCTGAAGAAGAAGCATAAAAGCTTGGAGGTATAAAATAAGTTTTGTATTTTAATGTATAAAAAATAATGGCTGAAACTAAAGTTCTAACATCTGAAGTTGTAAGTAGAATTATAACCGTTGATGATCTTTTAAATGTATATAGTATATCTTTAGAAGAATGGGAAATTGAAAAACAAGTAGTTAATACTTGGGAAGTTGGAGCAAAAGGACCTGATGGTGCTATTGTAACTACTCCTTTATTTCAAGTTAAAGTATGGTTAAAGAAAAAACAAGTTGCTTATGACTTGAATATTCTAAGAAAACAATTTATTGAAGATATAAAAGCATTATCTCCAACTGTTAAAATTAATCCTAAAAACCTTACATTAGGTAAAGGTAAATTGTTAGAAGTTAATATTTTTGACTTACACTTTGGTAAAGTAGCATGGCATGAGGAAGTTGGTGAAAATTATAATATTGATATCGCAACTCAACGATTCAATGATTGTATTGATTATTTTGCCGAAACATATAAAAACTTTAATATAGTACAGATTTTATTCCCTATATCAAACGATTTCTTTAACTCAGATCGTTCTCACCCATTTAACAGTACAACATCAGGCACACCACAAGAGGAAGATACAAGATGGCAAAATACATTTAGAAAAGGTAGAGAATTACTCATACAGGGTATACAAAAATTATCCCAATTAGCCCCAGTAGTGGTTAAAGTAATTCCTGGTAACCACGATTATGAACGCAGTTTTTATTTAGGTGATTCATTACAAGGATGGTTTCATAATGATGAAAATGTAACTGTTGATAATGGAGCTAGTCCTCGTAAATATTTTGTGTTTGGTAAATGTTTAATTGGTTTAACACATGGTAACAATGAAAAAACTACTGATTTACCTATGATTATGGCTCAAGAAAATCCTGTAGATTGGGCTATGACCTCTTATAGAGAATTTCATTTAGGTCATTTACACCATAAAAAAGAGACACAACTTAAATCAACTAATGAATACCAAGGCGTAATTATTAGACACATGAGCTCACTTTCAGGCACAGATAGTTGGCACCATAAAAAAGGATATATTGGTGCTCGTAAATCAGCTGAGGCATATTTGTGGGATTCTGAAACTGGTTTAATAAATCAGACATACTATAATATTTAAAGTAAGATCTTTGAATATTTATAAGTATGATAACTAAAAATCTTTTAGTTGAGACTATATTACAACGAATTCTAAATGAAGAATTAACTGCACCTCAAAAAGTAGCTGTTGTTCAAATTGAACACAAACCAACAAAGAAATTTTTTTATAGCTATACTACTGAACCTGCTAATTATATTAAGTATGTTTTAAAGTATAGAGAAGAAGAAGGAATTCAGAACAAAAAAGGTAGTATTTCTGATATCTTAAGAAAAGATAATAATCCATCCAATTGGAAATTAGACATTGCTGCCGTATTTGATGATTTAGAAACAGCAATAGAAACTGCTAAGCGTTATAATAAGCGAAATAATATAATTTATCAACCTAAACGCCGTCCTGAAATTAAAAACGTTCCTGTAATTGTAATTAATAAGAATGATTCTAAATTCTTAAATGATACTGTTTATGTTAAATCCGGAGTTTTAAATCAACCTCAATATAAAGATTTAAAAGTTGATAAACTAAATAGTGTTCGTGTAGCCGGAATAGAATATTACCCTATATTAAGTTTAAATTATATAAGAAAGTAAAATGGAAAAATTATACCAATTAATTAAAGAAACATTGTCTTACAAATTAGACGATTGTAATTGCAAGAATGATAAAACTACAGCTCCATTAATTAACGAGTCTAAAGTTACTGTTGCCCCTATATCTGAAAACCTTAGATATCACGTTGAACACCAAATCCCTGTTACTGAAAATATTTTTAGAGCAGGAAGTAAATCACACGTTTCTTTAATTTTAGAAACTCGTATTCTACATGAATTAGGAGTTATAAAACTTTCAGGCAAAGACAAATGGCTGTTTGAAAACACCGATTTAGGTAAATACGATGACTTTGAAGGTAAAATGGTACCTTTAGATTTACCGTTATTAGAAGAAGACGAACGTCCTCGTGATATACATGATGAGACAAGTTTATTTAATAATCTATTTATCTGGGCTGGAGATAAACCGTTTTATAGTATTAATGATGCAAATGCTTTAATGCATGCCTTTAGGAAAGATCCTTCTGGTGTTGTAAATATTATGGTAAGAACAAAAGGCGGCCAAGACATCCCTGAAGCTTACTATAAATCTTTACAATTTTATGCTAAAAAATATGGTAAAACTCTTAATGAATCTGATGATAAAAAGAAAACACCCCCAATTGGTAAACCAAAACGTGGTGGTTCTAAAAAATTCTACGTTTATGTAAGAGATAAAGGTAAAGTTAAGAAAATATCATTTGGTGATACTACTGGTTTATCTGCTAAAATTAATAATTCAAAGGCAAGAGCTGCTTTTTCTAAAAGACATGATTGCCCAAATAAAAAAGATAGAACAAAAGCATCATATTGGTCATGTCGTTTACCAAGATATGCTAAATTATTAGGTTTAAAATCATCATTTAGCGGTTTCTGGTAATGATAAAACTTATAGATATATTAAATGAGGTTACACTTCCTGCTCCTAAATTTCCCTTACCTTTTAAAAGTGGGGGGGTTAATTTAACCGGAGAAGCGGCTTGGAATAAGTGGAGAAGATGGGCTGATATAAATAGAAAAGATAAGTATATTGATGATGTATTAAATACTATTAAAAGAAATAATTATCAAACTACTCAACGACAACTAGATGTACTTGTAAGGTGGTTTAGTGGAGTACGAGAATCATTATTAGAGGCAAAGAAAAAACGAGATAGATGTCTTCGTATTGCCGATCGCAAATACAAAGAACATGGTGCCTATAAATCCGGTGCTGCCGAAAGATGTCGTCAGGGTGATATTTGGAAAGATTTAAAAGAAGAAGATTTAAACGAGGCACAAAAAGAAACTCTCCGTACTTGGTTTAAACGTCAAGGTCCTAAAGGTAAAGAAGGTGGTTGGATAGATTGCAATGCCCCTGATGGTAAAGGTGGATACAAAGCATGTGGTAGAAAGAAAGGTGAAGAACGAGCTAAATATCCTGCCTGTAAAGCAACAGCCGCACAATGTAAAGCACCAGGTAAAGGTAAAACATGGGGGAAAAAATCAAAATGATAAAATTTCTAGACATACTTGAAATAAACATCCAGAAAAAAACTAAATTAGGAGATGAAGAATCTGCAGAAGGAGAAACATACGATCTTAAATTTGCTCCTGATAAAGTTATAAAAAAATATACTATTACCAACCCAAAAACTAAAAAAGATCAATATGAGTTGATGAGTAAATACCCTGAATTTTTTGTTAAGATATATGATTATAGTCCTAAGTATGTTATTATGGAAAAAGTTCAAACACCTGTACCCGGATTAAAAGAATTACAAGATTTTACAAAAAATGAAGCGGGCATAGAATGGGTTAGAGGAGGTAATTCTCTAATGAATGTTTATTCCCAAGATATAGTATCGGGGATAGACATAGAATTAAAAAAAGATAAAAGCGATGTTTATAATCGTATTTTAAAAGAAGCAAAACAACTTAAAAAAACAGATTTAATACTATTATTAACTAAAATATACAATTTTCTTGATAAACTATATAAAACTTTACCTAAATTAAAATCATATGATTTAGATATACACCGTAAAAACATAGGTTTAGATAAACAAGGAAACTTAAAATTATTTGATATTATGTATGATGAAATGTACCGCGACCAATGATAAAATTAATTGACATATTAAACGAAAGCTTAATTGAAGCTAAACAGTATGAAAGTAAACCAATTGTTTTTGTTGGCTCTGCAGGTGCCGGGAAATCAACAACTGCCGAAGCACTAGCAAAGAAATTAGGGATACCATATGTTAATGTAGATGAAAGAGAAGGTAGTGAAGAGTATGAAAATGCATGTAAAGGTGAAAAAGGTGTTGAGGTAAATATTGTAAGAACTAAAGATGGACATAACTACGGCTCATCAAATGATGCTTATAAAAGATGTGTCCTTTCTAAACTATTACAAAAATATGGCAATAAAAAAGTTGTTTTAGACATTGGTGGGGATAGTATAAAAAATCCCGATTTACTTAAGGATTTATCTAACATTTTTGTTTTAGGTGTTCCACCATCTCCTAATGATGATAAACCATATATTGAATTTTTGAAAAAAAGTAGACAAGATAGAGCAGATAAGATGGGACAATCTGGGTTAGAAGCAGGAATAAAGGATGATGATATACAACAATCTATTAGTAGTATTAGACAATATTATGAGGGTAAAAAAAATATAGGTTTATTTGATTTAAATAAGAAAAGAAAAACAACAGAAGAATTGGTAAATGAAATTATATTTAAACTTTCATAATGATAAAATTGATTGACATATTAAACGAAATAGCTGATTCACCATATTCACTGTATTCTCCTAGTTATCATAAAGAAGGTAATTTTAATAATTATGTTGATTATGAGTTTACAACCGATACTGGAAAAGAATATTATGTTCGATTTGATAGTAAATGGAACGGCCGAAGTAAAAAACAAGACCAAAAATATAACTGGGGAACTGAATTAACTTTTTTTCCTAAAGCATTTAAAACTACTCCTAAAACTGAAGAAGGTGGTGAGAATTTTGGAAAAATTTTAGCAACTGTAGGTAAAGCTCTTAAAGAATATATTGCTACATACAAACCAGAGTACGTATTTTGGAAAGGAATTAAAGGTCATGAAGAACAAGTTACTGGAGATTCTACCAAAAGACAAAGAATTTATAACATGGTTATGGATAAAATGTCTAAAGGAATAACAGGGTATACTCCTATAAAAGGAGATAAACTTTCTGGTATCGTAACTAACAGTGAAATCCCAGTACCGGGGGCAAATAAAATATTTGCATATCCTGAAGAACCTTCATTTTATGATGAGGTAGAAGCTAAAGCTAGAGTATCAAGATTTAATTTACAACGATAATGATAAAATTTTCAGACATATTAAACGAGGATAAAGAATACCCTCCATACATGTACTCACCAATAGGATTTGGTTGTCATGTTTGTAAGTACCATTACATTGAAGACGAAAAACATATGTGCTCAAATAAACAATATCAAGTATATATGGGTACTAAAGAATTAGTAGATAATGAAGGTAACCCAATTAAAGACCCTTCAAAGTGGTGTTCAAATTGGTTTATACCTAAAGGCAAATGAGACCCTATACCGACATAGAAGTTACAGACGAATATATTATACGCGAATTTTGCGATAATATCGATCCAATTGAACTTTTGTGGCATCGTGATGATGAACATAGGATAATTGAAATTATCGGCGCTACTGACTGGAAATTGCAATTAGAAAACCAGTTACCTACCTCTATAAATCAACCTATACATATTCCTAGACACGAATGGCATCGTGTAATTAAAGGGACAGGTATATTAAAACTTAAAATACATAAGTCTTAACATATTTATTATATATGGTTAAGTTCCATTCATTATTAAAAGAGTTTATATTATCTGAGTTTTCTGATAAGATACTTAAGCAAATGCTTGGTTTATACAAGCAACAAAAACCTAATTTAGATGATGAACAGATTCTTTACTACGTAAAACGGTTTGATCAAATCAAATCTGCATTAAAGAAAAAAGTTGAAGATAAAGATCCAACTGTGTTAGCGTTATTACCTAGAGATTTAAAATCTGATGATTCATTAAAAAAGAATTTTTATTTAGAAATTACTAGATATAAAAAATTTGATGAATTAGAAAAATTAATTGATGGTGCTTTTTCTAAAGCTCAAGCTAAAAAAGAAAAAGAAGAATTAGTTAACAGTGCTGAAGCCGATGCTGATAAAATATATGATAAAGATAATTTAGAAATATATAGAGGTGATGCTGAACATAAATGTATTAAGTATGGTAGAAACCAATACTATTCTTGGTGTATAGCTCGTACTCAAGGAAGTATGTACTCTGGATATCGCTTCCAGGGTGTAGGTGGAAAAAGTAGAATGTTCTATTTTGTTTTTGATAGAACACGTCCTGATAGAAAAGACGGAGGTCGTTTTGATGATCCTTACCATGCTGTAGTAATACATGCTATGGAAAACGGAGAATATGCTGTTACGGATGCCACTAACATGGGAGATAAACCCGCCAAAACGTGGGATGATGTAATAAAATTATTACCTGCTGAATTAGGTAGTAAATTAAAAGGATTAGAATCTATATTTAAATATATTCCTCCAAGTAGTGAGGAAATTGCTCAAGCGGCAATGAAAGGTAAAAGATTATCTTTTGAACAATTTGCTGAATTATCATATGCTGATAAAAAAACATATGTTCAAGCAAACGCTAGTAACAGAAATATAATTGATTCTAATATATTTAAATCTTTAGATTTAGATTTAAAAAATGAATGTATTAACTTTGGTAGAATATGTACTTTTGATGAATTAAAATCAAATGTTGGTCTTTTAAAAAGATATCCTGATTTTAGATTTACTAGATACCCTAAAGAACCATTACCATATCCTTTTATTCCTTATTTAAAAGATGATTTACAACAAAAATATCTAGCGGAATTTGAAGATGAATACCTGACATTTGATGAGATTGAAAAATATTTTTCTGATACTGTAGTTAAGAATTATATTGATAAGCAAATTAAAAAGTTTGGATTTTTACCTCCCGAGGCTGAAAAATTCATGAGTTCATCTCAAAAACAAGTATACAACTTATATAGTATATCTTTTAAAGACATCAGTTATAGTACTAATCCAGATATTGAAAATAGTACAATGGCTCCCTTACGTTTAGTAAGTGTTGCCCCTATTTCAGCACAAACATACAATGATTTATCTACTCAAGAACGTAAATTATATCTTGAATTAGTTGATAAATTATTTGAACAAGGTAACGGTGTAGAAAGACATAGTGATTTCTTCATGGGTGTACCTCAAATGATACAAATTAACAATAAAGTATTTATGCTTTGCCCTACATCTACCAACTCAGATATATTTTCATTAATAGATGAAAATGGTAAAGTAGTTAAAGACAATATCTATACTTTAGAAATTTATAAAAATGGACGTGAAATAGAATATGATTCTACACCTGCTGGACCCATATATAAAATTTCAGGACAAAGAACATGGTATTTACCTCAAACCGAATATGATAGATTAAAACTATTAGATGAGGATGGGGACGAAATTAGATTTGATATGAACAACTTAGAAGAAAATAACGAATTAGTTAAAAAATTCCAAAAATTAGCAGGTATACAGACAGAAAATGAGGTTAAACCAGCTGTTGCTCCTCCAACAACTAAACCTAAACCTGGAACTAAAAATCCTTTAATTCCTCCTCCATCAGCACCTAAAAAAAGACCAGCTAAAGCTCTTAGTGAGGAAGATACACAAGAAATAATTGGAAAAATAATTCAACGTTTTAAAAAACTACGCCAATGAAATTAACACAATTAGCTAAACAAGTAATTGAGGAAAAAATCCAACGTTTGAGTGAGGTAGATTACGAGGAAATATTTTCTCCTGAAACTATGTCTTTATTAAAAAAACAATCTAAAGACGAATTAGTAAAACTAGGAAAAAATTTAAGACAAATGATGAGTACAGCTAGTACATTACTTCCTGAACTTATTGAAGCTGAACAACCTCATATTGATTTACTTGAGGAAATAGCTAAAGAAATTGTTACCCAAGCTTATCCTATCATTAAGTACTCAAAAATAAAAATCAATGCTAGTATAGGTAAAGGTGAACTTCCCAAAGGAGCTCCGGGTGGTGAAGAAGAGGAAGAACAACCTGATGTTAATTTACCTCAACCTACTTTAACTGGTGAGAAAAAACGCCGTATCATAAACGGAATTACTCAAGGTGCCTCTATCCGTGGCACTTTTGCATTCCTACTATTTAGAGAATATCTAGATGATCTAGGTGATGATATGATTAACCGTTACAATGAGTTAATGAAATCTGTATTTGGTATTTATGATGATGAAAATGCTATTGCTCAGATGCTAGCCCTATTAGCTCAAGGTCAAAAATCACAAGGAGGTGAATCTGAAGCTTACTATGATGAAGAAACAGAAACTCTTGTAATTAATGCTACAGCTATCTGTTTTCCAATGTTAGTTCACGAAATTGTAAAAGGATTATATGAAATATTATCTTTACAAGGATTTGGAGCCGATGCTGAACAAAATAAAAAGATTGTAAGTAAAGTAGATAAATTATCTAATGAACCCAATGATATACGTTTTGGTAAAATTATGTTTGATGCTATTAATAAAGTATATATTAAAAGTGAAATTAATGATACTAGAGTAAGAGATCTTTTTTTTCCTGAAATGTATAAAATAGATGATGAAACTGAATTTGTTAATTTTGTTGTAAATGCACTTGAAAATAAACTAACACCTACTCAAGAAAAATGGGCAATGGATACTATGAGGGATATTGAGCGTAATTTAAAAGCTAATGATGCTAAAATTAACAAAGATATCCCTAATGATGAAGATGATAAAGACGTATTTACTGAAATTAAAGTTCAACCTAAAAACACAGGAGTAAGTAGTAAAATTAAAAAATTAGGTATAACTTTAGGAAAATACAATCTTAGTGGAAATGAAATAGGTAGCAAATATCCTTGGGTTTATGCCCAAGAAAAATTAAATCCTACTACTAAAAAGAATGCTGAATATTTTTTTAACAAACTAAATATAACACCTACAAAAATATCTATTGGTTTAGTATATAGAGGATCATTATCTGATGAAGAATTTAATAATTTGTCTGATATAGAAAAAATAAATAAATTAGAAATTGAATATAAAGCCAAATCATTTTATATTGAAGGAAACTATAAAGGTACTCCTATTATCATAGCTAGAAAAGAAACAAGATCTCCGATGGCCGGACAAACTTATTTAGTTTCCCCTTATACTAAATTAAAATTTAACCATATTAAAGACCTACCAGCTAATGAAATTTTAGCTGCTTTAAAAATACCTAATGATGGGAATGTTGATGAAATTAAAGTTCAACCTGGAAACACAGGAACCACCCCTCCTCTTACTCCAGAAGAAAAAGAATGGATTAAAAAACAATTAATGGGTTTTGATCCGGGACACACACCTGAAGGAAACCCTGATGAACCTTTAATCTATACTTTTATTGATAGAGATAATATAGAAGATGATATAGAAAATGAATATATGACCTCTAAAGACTTAGAACTTTTTGATTCTATTTATAGAAAATTAAAAGGCAGAATTTATACTCTTAATATCGGTAGTAACGATCAAGTAGATGATTACCCCCAACTACGAGATAGTGTGGTAAAATCGGAGGATGGACCTGGATTAACTGTAACTTGGTCTGATTGGGATGATGATGGAAATCTTTTTGGCGCTTTTGATAAAACTACAGGAAAATATATTAAATACTCTGATTTATAATAATGATTAAAAAATCACAAATAAAAGAAGTATTACTTAAATATATTGTTCCTTTACAAAAACAATACCCCGATTTTTACTTAGGTGGAAGTCTTGCTTTAATATTACAAAAACATATTCCTGCTCGTGATGTTAAAGATTTAGATATAATATCTCCCGTTTCTTTTGGTGATTTACATGAAACAAAATTCCCTTACAAGGGTATGGTGACTAGTAAAAAAACTTACCATATACGCGAAATAAAAACATGTTTAGATTTTTTTCACAATCCTAAAGCAAAATATGTTACCGCTAATATTCAAGGACATACTATAAAATTATCTCCTATAGATGAAATAGTTCATGCTAAAGAAAATAAAATTTGGAGTCCTGTATATAAGAACAAACAAAAAGATTTAAAACAAATTATTAAAGAAATTTTTAGTGAAATTAAAGCTCAACCCGTTAATAGATTAATTAAACCTACCAAAAAAAAAACCATAACTGATGAACCATATATAGATATAGATACTTCTTTTATAGAAGACTACATTTTAGATTATGGTGAAATTAGTTATGATACTATTCAATTTTTTAATTTTATTAATGTTAAAGCGAATGAAAACACAATACGCGACGCCGAATATATTAATCATATTTTAAATGGAGACTATAAGCTTTATTTTAATGAAGATAAAAAAGAAATTGATTATATTCTAACATTAAATGATCCTTTAAATATAAAAGATTATGCTCGAGATAGAGCAGAAATGTTATCTGATAATCCTGAAGACATAGACTTTCTTGCAGAAGAAATTATGTTGGCTATAGAAACTATCCAAGACAATATTCCTAAATATATTGCCGCTAAAAAAATATTAAAAGATAAGTTTACCATTATTAGTAATGATGAATTTAGTGTTATACTAACTTCTGATTCTAATGGCCATTCATTTCTTTATACTATGATAGAAAAACAAGATGGTTATTTTAATAAAAATGGAGAAATAGTAATTTATACTACATAACCTAATATTTATAACCATACAGACTGATTCATAGCCAGTCGACTTAAAAATAAAAATTTTTTGAGATCTGTGGCCTCTATTTGGAGGTCACTTTTTTTATACGTACATTTATAACACAGAGGATATGAATAAGAGAATTGTAATTGTAGGAGCAGGGGTTGCGGGTATCAATGCGGCAACCAAACTTGTAGATAACAACTACCCAGGCGAATTAATCACTATTATTGATATGGGAAAAGACCCATACAATCGCAAACCCGAGGAAGTAATGACAGGTATGTTAGGTGCTGGAGGATGGTCTGATGGTAAATTGACTTACCATACAGCAATTGGAGGTCAATTATCTAAGTATTGTGGTGAGGATAAAGCAATGGAACTAATGGATCAAGTTATTACTAACTTTAAACGTTTCCATCCTAAACCAGAAGAAGTACAATGTTCAAATCCTGTAGCTGAACCCGATTTTATTAAACCACATTTTGGTTTACGATTATTCCCAGTATGGCACGTAGGTACAGATTATTTATCCGAAATTGCTAAAAATTGGTATGATTATTTAGTGTCTAAAGGTGTTGAATTTCAATGGGAAACTAAAGTTATTAGTATTGATTTTGAAAAACAAGATTTAATAGCAGTATGTGAAAATCCTAAATTAGTAGAATATTATAATTACGATGAACTTATCTTTGCAGTAGGCAAATCAGGTATTGATTTTGCTCAACAATTAGCAAACGAATACGCATTACCCGATGAACCTAAATCAGTACAAATTGGAGTTCGATTTGAAGCACCACAACATCACTTCCAGAAACTAATCGATATTAGCTACGATTTTAAATTATATCGTAAGTTTGAAGATAAAGGAGTATCATTACGTTCATTTTGTACAAACAATAATGCCGCTTATGTTGCTGTGGAAGAAACTTATGGTGATGTTACTTACAATGGTCATGCTAAAAAAGATCCTAAATATTTAAATGGGATGACTAATTTTGGTATTATTATGGAATTAAATAACATTAAAGACCCATTTAAATGGTCGCGTAATGTTGTAAATAAAATACAATCAAATGAAACTGGTTTATATTATAGTCCATCTCGTACTCCTTCAACAACATCAGAAGGTAATGGTGTAAGTGCAACCCAAATTAGTTGGTTAGGATTAATAGAAGTAATGGATGCGTTTGAAGGATATTTTGAATATATTGTTAATTTTATTGATGATATGAAGAAAGTATTCCCAACACTAGAAGATGATTGGGGTATTTATATTCCTGAAGTAAAATATCTTTCACCTGAACCTTTAGTAAGTTACAAAGATCTTAGTTTAACTAAATTTTCTAACGTACATTTCGTGGGTGATGCTTTAAGTGCAAGAGGAATTACAGTTTCTGGAGCACAAGCAATTTATGTTGCTGAATCTTTATTAGAGCAAAGCTCAATTTTAAATTACCATGATGAAACATGGTACGATGGTGATATAATCAATTTTATATAATATGACAACAAAATACGAATTTACAAAGAAATTGAAAAAAGCAGATGGTACAGTTGCTTATGTGTGGGAAGGTAAACTTCACAATTGGGAAGGTCCTGCTTTAATCACTCCTGAAGGTAAAAAAGAATATTATATTCATGGAATCCAGTATACTGAGGAAAACTATAAAGAAGCATTGCGAAATAGAACTGGTATCCCTCCTATGAAAGATCCACGATTTAAAACTAAGTTTTAGTTTTCTGTAATTAGGTAATATTTATAACAAAATATTATAATGGATAACTTTGATTTACACAAGTATTTAAGAAATAACCCTTTATTAACTGAGTCAGTTGATAATAAACTAACCAAAAAGAAAGTAAAAGAAATGGTTAGAGAGATGGCTAAAGGAACTATAAATACTCCTGATGAAACTAACTTAAATAAAGCTATTGGAAATGCTCCTAACGTAGTAGCAAAATTATCTTTTATTAATCAACCTACGGAATTAGATGGCGCTTTTAAAGTTGCATTAGACTTTTCAGAACTTAAAAATGTTTCTAAATCTACAGTAATAGCTGCCCTTAAACGAGCTATGGATGAGTTATCTCCTGATTCTCAAGCTATTAATACTGTTGGTGATCCTATTGGACCTAATTCTAAAAACTTTAACACAGCACCTTCTCAAAGACCTGATAAAACCTATGATGTAGGTAATATGAAGCCTATCCAAACTATGAAAGAAGAAATGGTTGATGAAATGGCTTTAGATGAAATGGCTCGTATTGCTAAACCTTCTAAATTAGCTGATGATTGGGAAGAAAAAATGGCTAACTTACCTGACCGTTTTAAGAAAAGTACTCGTTTCGATCGTGTAATTAAGTATTTCCAAAAATATAAAGATAAAATTGGTCAACCTATTAACCCTAATACTGATCCTCTTACAGCAAAAGCAATTGATTTTTATGGTACTTTAGCCCATATTGCCGACGAGGAATTCCAATCATCAGATACAGCTAGTGCTGCACCTATCGTTTCTGCTTTGAAAGATGCTGGTGTTGTAGTTTCAGGTGATTTCGTAACTGAACCAGCTAAATACAGTAAAGAACCATCAGTACCTGGTGCTAAAGGAAGACCTAAAACCGAAACCGGTTACTTCCAAAATGCTATGGCTAAGTTTAAAGAAGGCAACTATGAATTTTCTCCTGAAGAGCAAAACGCTTTAGAAAACATGGTTAAAGCATTACAAGCTGCCTTGACTAAAAAACCTGAGCCAAAAGCTAAAAAGAAGTAAAGTAATGGATTCATTTGATTTAAAGCAATTTCTAGTTAAGAACAAACTTACTGAAAACAGCAAGTTAAATGACGTAAAAATCTACCCTGGAAATACAGGACAATTTCATAGTTTGAACCCGTTTACCTTATTAACTAAGAAAACATTATTTGCTGATTTCATCTATCGTGTAGGTGGTAACAATAGTGACGATATAAATTCAAGATTTGCTAGAAGTATAAGCGAACTTTTAAATTTATTAAAACGTACAAATACACTCCAGGGAACCCATACAATAGATGATATATTTGAATATGAAGAAATGAATGATGTTGAGGATGGAGATGAATCTTATGCGAGCTCTGCAGAATCATTAGCATTTTTTCAAAAATTACCCCTTCATTTTAAATTTATTGTTACACATAATATTAATGGTTATAATGAAAGTTTTGAGATTACTAAAATAGGATCTAATAGTTTTACTACAGAAGAAATAGATAATGAATTAGATGAAATTACTATCAATCCTCAAAGTACGGGAATAAAGTTAGGAGGAGATTCACCGTTTTTTTCTTTTGTAAAAAATAATAAACAAGAAATAGCATCTCTTAATCCTGTATTTACTGATATCATAATGAATAGTGGAGAGGAAAAACTTGATAGAAAATCAATATACTTAGAAGACATAGCATATCCTGATTATACTTATGAAGACTTTATCAAAGATTGGAAATTATATAATCCTGAAGTAATAGTATTAGGAGACGAATTAATGTCTGTTTTTGTTGTAAATATGTCTCTTCCTTTAAAGTTTGCTAATGTTTTAACATCAAATGATTATACATTTTTTGGTACTAGACCTAATTCTGAAAATGCACTTAAACCTTACACTGTAGCTAATAAAAAAATATATATAACTTGGGGTATTCCTGACCCAGGATCAAATTAGGAAATTATGGATAACTTTGACTTAAAGCAATTTTTAATTGAGAACAAACTTACTGAAAACAGCAAGGTAAATGAAGCTTGGACTAAAGAACGTAGAGAACAAGATCCTGAAGGTTATGCTAAGTACTTAGAAAAAGCTAAACAAGCTCAAAAACAATACTACGAAAAAAATCGAGAAAAAGCTAAACAATACTACGAAAAAAATCGAGAAAAAAATCGAGAGTACGCTAAACAATCTGCTAAACAATACTACGAAAAAAACCCAGAAAAAGTTAAACAACGTACTAACCAGTATAATAAACAACATAGAGAAAAACTTAAACAAGCTGCTAAGCAATACAAAGAAAAAAACCTAGAAAAATTAAAACAAGCAGCTAACCAGTATGCTAAACAACATAGAAAAAAATTAAAACAAGATCCTGAAGCCTATGCTAAGTATTTAGAAAAAGCTAACCAGTATAATAAACAACATAGAGAAAAATTAAAACAAGATCCTGAAGTATATGCTAAGTATTTAGATTATCAAAAACAATATGCTAAACAAAACAAAGAAAAATATGATTCTTATGTAAAACAATCATCTGATTTTTTCTATAATACTATCACTAACAACCCAAGTCCTGAATTAAAAAACATTAAAGATAACCCTAAACTTTTAACTAAACTTTACTCTGAGTTTATTAAAAAAGCTAAACAACAATATAAATCTAAAAATAAAGACTTTTCATTTATGGTTACTGAAAACAGCAAGTTAAATGAAATTAAAGCTACTCCTAAAAATACGGGGGTAGGTAAACAAAGATTTTCACTAGAAAAATGGGAAAATTTAGGCGAAGATTTTGAGTACGATAGTGATGATGATATCTATATTTACTACGGTATATTATTTTTTAATGATCCTGAACTTAAAGAACTAAGCTCCGAAATTCAGTACAATGACTATACAGAGGAAGAATGGGAAACTATAGAGGAAAAAATAGAAACTTTAATAGAAATTCTAAATAAAAATAATATAGAGTGGAGTCAACGTACAACTAGTAATTGGATTAACTTTACTATCTATTATTAAAAGATAAAATATGAAACTTCAACCAGGTAATACCGGCTTATCTAATTTAAATAGACCCGTTGATATTGTATCTCCTGGGGAAGATGGTGAAGATGGTTTTTATTATGTTGATTTAGATAAATTAAAAAAAGAATTACAATTTAAATACTTTAAAGATTTATTTGATTCACCTAAAACATTTAATGATGGTTTAATTAATTATTTAAATGATATTATAGATTTTGATGGGCCTGACAGTTATAAAAATATGACTTTAAAAGAATTAATAACAGATTTTAAAGCATGGCTTCAAAATTTTACTACAGATTAGGAAAGCTAATCTTTCTTTTGTATATTTATAATTAAAATATAAACTATGGATAATTTTGATTTAAAGCAATTTTTAGTTGAGAATAAATTAACTGAAAATTCTCGTTTAATTGAGATTAAAGCTATCCCCCGAAATACAGTAATAGACAAATTTAAAAATTGGTCACCTTATAAAAACATGAGCAATAAAAAATATTATGAAAGTTTTAAAAAATTTGTTAGATTTAATTTAAAACAACACAACGTTATAGATGAACACATTGAAATATATTTAGATGAAATTTTGAAGGCGGATGATGTAAAAGCATATGAAGGAATTAGTGATGAAAATTTATATAAAGATTTTCTTGAATATAAAAATGATCAAATTGAGCAAGATGAGGATTTATATGATTTCGATTTTTAATTTATAAAATAATAAAATACATTTAGATTAAGGCTTGGGAAACTAAGCCTTTTTTTGTATATTATAGATTATGAAAATAGGTTTTTGTGGAACAATGAGTGTTGGTAAATCAACATTAGTAAATGCATTAAGTGAATTACCACAATTTGAAGGTTATCATTTTGCAACTGAACGTTCAAAATACTTACGTGATTTAGGTATTCCGTTGAATACTGATTCAACATTAAAAGGTCAAACAATATTTTTAGCTGAACGTTGTACTGAATTACTTTATGATAAAGTTATTACTGATAGAACAGTAATTGATGTTATGGCATTTACATTAAATGCTTCTTCTATTTTTTATAATGATAAACACAAATTTGAAAACTATGCCAAGTTACTCATTTCAGAGTATGATTACATATTTTATGTATCACCTGAAGGTGTTGAAATAGAAGATAATGGTGTTCGTGAAACAAATTCTGAATATAGACAAACAATTGATAAAACAATTAACTATATTATTAATGCATATAAACCACTAATTAACAAATTTACCATTATTTCAGGTACAACAGATGAACGTGTACAAAAAGTATTAGAAACAATAAAGTTCTAATATTTATAAGTATGAAATTATCTGATTTACGTAAATTGATCATTGAATCTGTCAATGAAGAAGTATTAGAGGAAGTAAAACCCGTAGATGAAGTTGGTTCATTCTACGTTGTAGAAAAACCTAAAAAAGGTTCAACCAAAGCCGGTATTGTAAAAGAAATGACTGTATTTGATAACATTGACCCTAAAAGTGTATTAGGTGTTTATGCAAAACGTCCTGCCGCTAACCAAAAAGCTTCTGAAGCTATTAAAGAAATGGAAGCAAGTATTAAAGACTTAGAAGCATCTATGAATGAATTCCGTGATGCTAAAAAAGGCATTAATGAAAAGAAGAAAAGAGCTGCTGATATTATTAAAAAATTAAGATAATGACACGCAAAGAATTAAGAGAAATCATCAAAAAAGCTCTTAAAGAAACCACAATTGATGTCCCCAATCCGGATAAATTAACACCTCAACAAAAACAACAAGCTATAAATACGGCTAGACAAACAACTCGTAAACCTAATTTAGGTACAGCTAAAGATCCTGTAGACTTTATTTAAACCAATTAAAACTAGTTATATGAAAAAAAGTATTATTACCCTAACCATTGTTGTATCTATCATCCTAATCCTTATTAATCTAGGACTTAGACATGATAAAACCAACTTCCAATCTCAAATAGACTCGTTAAACCGAGCTAATGATTCTTTATTAGCTAAAGTTGAAGACAATCAAAAACTCATCCATCGTATTGATTCATTAAATGCTGTGTTGGATAATGAGATTCAAAACACTAAATTTAAAATGGGTGAGTTAAACGGTAAAGCAAATATTTATAAAAAATTGTACAATGAAGAACATAATCGTGTTGACACTATGTCTAATCCTATCCTCGTTCGCGAATTCACAAACGCTTTCGATTGATACCCAATGTTGTGTACCTTGTGCTACTTTAAAAAAAGCACTACTGGTTAAAACCGAAAGAGATTATTTAAAGAATCAAATTGGAATCACTCGTGATTCTGTAACTCTTTTAAATGTTATTGTATCTCAACAAGATACATTGATTAAAAATAAAAACAATCAAATTGATTTATATAAAAAGAATGAATTGAATTACGTTCAAATCATTGATAATAAAAATAAACAAGTTGAGTTATATGATAAAGCGTTAAAAACAGCTAAAAAAGGTATAAAAGTAGCATATGGTGTTGCTGTAGTATCTATTATTAGTGGTTTGCTAGTTGCACTATGAGTGAAAATGTAGACTATAGAGAAATTATCAAGCAGGAATACATTAAATGTGTTCAGGATCCTGCTCATTTCATGAAAAAATACTGCCACATCCAGCATCCGCAACGTGGTAGAGTATTGTTTAATTTATATCCCTTCCAATCTAAGGTATTACATTTATGGAGAGATAATCCATATTCTATTATCTTAAAATCAAGACAGTTAGGTATATCAACATTAGCCGCAGGTTATTCTTTATGGTTAATGTTATTTCATAAAGATAAAAACGTTCTTTGTATTGCAACTAAGCAGGATACTGCTAAAAACATGGTTACAAAAGTACGTTTTATGTATGATAGTTTACCTTCATGGTTAAAAGAAAAAGATAAACCACTAGAAGATAGTAAATTAACATTAAGATTAAACAATGGTTCCCAAATCAAAGCAACATCAGCAAGTTCAGATGCAGGTCGATCAGAAGCCGTTTCTATGCTGCTTGTAGATGAGGCAGCGTTCATTGAAAATATTGGAGAAATATGGGCATCAGCACAACAAACACTAGCCACAGGTGGTGGAGCAATTGTACTTTCAACACCTTATGGAACTGGAAACTGGTTCCATCAAACATGGACTCGAGCAGAAGCAAAGGAAAATGATTTTCTTCCTATTAGATTACCCTGGTTCGTTCACCCTGAACGAGATGAGGCATGGAGGAAAAAACAAGATGAATTACTAGGTGATCCTAGATTAGCAGCACAGGAATGTGATTGCGATTTTAGTACTTCAGGTGAAGTAGTATTTTACCCTGAATGGTTAGATTTCATTAAAGAAACAACAATACGAGAACCACTCGAAAGAAGAGGAGTTGACCAAAATTTATGGATATGGGAACCTGCAGACTATACAAGAGATTATATGGTAGTAGCAGACGTAGCTAGAGGTGATGGTAAAGACTTTTCAACTTTTCACATTATGGATGTAGCAACTAATGTACAAGTTGCTGAATATAAAGGACAAATGTCTACTAAAGAATTTGGATATTTTCTAGTAGGTATTGCTACTGAATACAATCAGGCTTTATTGGTGGTTGAAAACTCATCTATTGGGTGGTCAACCATAGAAGCTATTTTGGAAAGAGGATATAGAAATTTGTATTATTCTCCCAAAGGAGGTGATACTTTAACAGTTGAGTCGTATTTTCAAAGATATGAAAATAATCCTAATCTAACTCCTGGTTTTACTATGTCATTAAAATCACGCCCCCTAGTTATAAATAAATTTAGAGAATACATCGGAGATCGTTCTGTAATAATCCAATCAAAACGGTTATTAGAGGAAATGAAAGTGTTTATCTGGAAAAATGGACGAGCTGAAGCTCAAGGAGGATACAACGATGACTTAGTAATGGCTTTTGGTATTGGAATGTATCTAAGAGATACATCATTACGTTTTCAACAACAATCACAAGACTTAACAAGAGCCTCTCTTAATTCGTTTAAAGCAACCCAAATGAATACCTCAGGAGTATACTCACCTAAAACAGCTTATGGTGGTAATCCCTGGAGTATGGATATAGGAACTGATAACGAAGATATTACTTGGCTTCTCTAAATATTTATAACAAACACAAATGGCAGATACCAGTTTATTCACGCGACTTAAACGATTATTTTCAACGGATGTTATCGTAAGAAACATTGGTGGAGATGAACTTAAGATTATAGATGTTAACAAAATTCAACAAGCAGGACAGGTTGAAACCAACTCATTAATTGATCGATTTACTCGATTACACTTAACAGGAGCAGCCCCTATTTATAACCCTGCTCTTAATTATCAAACATTAAGAACTCAACTATACTCTGATTATGAGGCTATGGATACAGATTCTATTATTGCCTCTACATTAGATATTATTTGTGATGAATGTACTTTAAAGAACGATATGGGAGAAGTACTTCAAATTCGTTCTAGTGATGATGATATTCAAAAAATTCTCTACAATTTATTCTATGATGTATTAAATATTGAATTTAACTTATGGGCATGGATTCGCCAAATGTGTAAGTATGGTGATTTTTTCTTAAAGCTAGAAATTGCTGAAAAATTTGGTGTATACAATATTATTCCCTATACCGCATATAATATTAGCCGAGAAGAAGGATACGATGTTAAAAACCCGGCATCAGTAAGATTTAAATTTGACCCCGATGGATTATCAGGCGGTGGCTCTACTGCTTCAGGATATGCATATACAAACAGGATAGATAATGCTATCTATTTTGATAACTATGAAATAGCTCACTTCCGTTTATTAACAGATGTTAACTATTTACCTTATGGTCGTTCATATATTGAACCTGCGCGTAAATCGTATAAACAGATGGTATTAATGGAGGACGCGATGCTTGTACATCGTATTGTTAGAGCGCCTGAAAAGCGCGTTTTCTACATGAATGTTGGTAATATTCCACCAAATGAGATAGATGCATTTATGGAAAAAACAGTTTCTAAAATGAAACGTACTCCATACATTGATCCTCAAACAGGCCAATACAACTTAAAATTCAACATGCAAAACATGATGGAGGATTTTTATATTCCTGTTCGTGGTAATGATGCAACAACCAAAATTGAAACTACAAAAGGATTAGAATACGATGGTATTCAAGATGTTACATATTTAAGAGATAAAATGATTGCTGCTCTTAAAGTACCTAAAGCATTCTTTGGATATGAAAAAGATTTAACAGGTAAAGCAACATTAGCGGCTGAAGATATTCGTTTTGCTCGTACAATTGAACGTATTCAAAAGATTATTTTATCTGAATTATATAAAATTGCTTTAGTACATTTATATTCTCAAGGATACAATAATGAAGGGTTAACTAATTTTGAATTAGGATTAACTACACCTTCTATTATTTATGATCAAGAAAGAATTAACTTACTTAAAGAGAAAGTAGAATTAGCTCGTAACATTATTGATACTAAACTTTTACCTACAGACTGGATTTATGATAATATTTTCCACTTTAGTGAAGATGAATATGATAGCTATAGAGATTTAATGCGCGAAGATATGAAACGCACATTCCGTTTAACTCAGCTTGAAAGTGAAGGTAACGATCCTATTGAAACTGGTAAATCATATGGTACACCACACGACTTAGCTGCTTTATATGGTACGGGTCGTTATGAAGCATCTAAAAATGTTCCTGGTGGATATAATGAGGATGAGCCATTATTAGGACGCCCTAAAGAAAAAGTATCAGATATTAATACTCAAAATAATGCTTTGGGTAGGGATAGATTAGGAGTTAAAGCTACAAAGGTAGATGACCAGGAAAACTATAGTCCTACCCGACCACAGGTATCATATGAGGCTAAAACAGCATTATTAAAAAATAAATCATTATTTGAAAGTTTAAATAAAAAATTATCATTTGATGATGAACAAAGAGCTGCCTCTTTATTAGATGAATCTAAAATTAAGGAATAATTTTTTTAATCATATTTATAATAAATGACTAAGCTTAAGCATAGCAAATATAAAAATTCTGGGTTAATTTTTGAATTGCTTATTAGACAGGTAACCGCAGATACTATTTCGGGAAAACAATCACCCGCGCTTGATATTATTAAAAAGTATTTTCTTAAAAGTGAATTAAGTAAAGAATATAAATTATACGAATCATTGTTAAAAAAATTACCTTTAACTGAATCAACTGCTAATATTGTTATTAATACTATTTTAGAAACTTCTAAAAAATTAAATCGAGGTAATCTACGTAGAGAAAAATATAACTTAATTAAAGAAATTCGTGATAATTATAATTTAGATGAATTTTTTAAAATTAAATTACCTAACTATAAGGCATATGCTGCTTTATATTCATTAATGGAAGTTTACAATAATGATAACTTGGTTAATCCTGATGCTATTATTACTAATAAAGTAACATTACTTGAAATTTTAACCACATCTAAAATTAATAAAAAAGAGGTTAAAGACGAGGTAATTGAGGAATTTAAAAAATACGATAAAGATTTACGTATTTTAACTTATCGTATACTGTTAGAAAAATTCAACGATAAGTACGATGGTTTAAATGAAAAACAAAAAGCCGTACTAAAGCAATTCATTACTGAAGTAGATTCAACACCTAAACTAAAAGAATTTTATAATAACCAAATCAGCGAAATTAAAACTGAATTAAAAACATTAATTAAATCAGTTGATGATAAAGTTACAGTAATTAAATTAAATGAAATAGTAAATATTATTTCTGAATTATCTAAAGAATCTTCAATTAATAACGAGGATATAGTTAATCTTTTACAATATTATCAATTGATCGATGAAATTAGAACAGTTAGTAAATAAGATATTAAGTGAGGTAGAACCTACTCCTCGTAAGTTTACTGTTGAACCTGGAGAAGTTGACCCTGAAGCTCGTAGTGTTGTATCTAAAGTAACATATACTCCTAACTTTGAAAAACTTCTTAAAGATGCTTTGCAATTAGAGTCTACCTCTAGAGCAGTAATGTTACAAGCTGAAGAAGATCAAGAATTTGAAGATATTTTTAAAGAAATACAATACATTAAAAATAGAATTAGAGGTCATCTCCGCAACAATTATCGTAAAGAATACGAAAAAATGAAAGGCAAATGAAAAAGAAACAACTTAAAGAAATTATAAGAAAAGTTGTTACTGAAATATCTGCCACTGGAGGCGGAGTAGCAGGAGCAGGTATGTCTACTGGAGCTGGAGAGCAATATGCTACTCCATTTGCTTTTAACCCTAATAAAAAAGCTAAAGGTACTTCCCGTAATTACTACTTAAAGATGGGTTGGAAACCTGTTAATAAGGAACAGATGAGAAAACAGGCCAAAGGTATGGAATATAAAGACTTGTGGAAATAATACATATTTATAACATATGAATAACAAACGCTACCTAAAAGTAAAAATGCTAAACCTCCAACAAGAGGTACAAGCACTTTTATCTAAAGGTGAAAATTTAGGACCTGGTGTTTTTGACGCTATTGCAGACGATATAGAAAAGTTAACAACTCAAATTATTGACTTACGTAAAAAATCTCAACCTACAACAGCAGCTGATACTGAATCTCCTGAAGCTGAAGTTAAAGAATCTACCCCTCTTAGCTTAGAAGGTTTATATAAAGAAATTAAAGCTATACCAGGTAGTACGGGATTAGGGAATAAAGATAATGAAGATGTAGAAATGTATTATTTTGTAGATGAAGATGGTAATGTTAATAAATTAGGTAAATTAAATCCTGATGAACTTAAAAAAGCCGAAGCTGAATTACAAAATGATGGATTTATAATGTCTGAAGAAGATTTTAGAGAATTAAATAATATAGAATAAAATGAGACAACAAACTCTACAAGAACAATACAATTTAATAGTTGAAGGAAAAGGTAATGCAACTGCTTTTCATAAGCAAGCATTAAAACAATTCCCTCATTTATTTACTGCTCAATCTTCATTTGACCAAGTAGTAAATGTATTAAAACAAAAATCAATCATCAGCGAAATGGTAGCTCAAGGATTAGTATCTAATTCAAGTGGACCTAATTTCTTTGAAATCTTCAACACTAATATGGCTAAATTGAATGAGGAAGCTAAAGCTGAAGAAAAGAAACCAACTAAAGATGTAACTGATTTAGAAACTAAAGGATTTGATTATAAAAATAAGAAAAATATTGATAACCAAAGTGGTGCTGAATTCTTATTAGGATTTTATGTTGAGTCAAGAAACGCTAAAAACGTTGATAAAACAGTAGAAGAAATTAGAGATATCGTAGTTAAAAACTTAGCTAAAGACCAATTACACTATGTTAAATCAGGTCAATTTGGTGTTGAAGGTTTAGGCTATACTGAGGAAGCTCCAGGCTTAGGTAAAACTAAAGAAGTAAAAGGCAAATATGCCTCTTCGGGAATGGAACCAGTTAAATTAAAAGAATCATACGGTAATGAAATTGATGTTCCTACTCCCTCTATGTTACTCCAAATGGATAAAGAAAGGCTTGGGAAAGTTATAGATAAAATGGATAATAATGATATGCAAGCCTTTAAACGCAAATTTGACCAGGCCGAAGTATCTATTAAAAATGCTCTTAAAGCTAAATTAGAATCATTTGGCCTTGATAAAGCATTTAATTTAGGCGAATCTAAAGACACTTTAGTTAAAGAAATCTTAAAACGATTAACCGGAAAATAATGAGTAAAACCCTCCTTATAGAAACCATTACCTTTGTGCCTCAACCTGTTAAACTAACAGAAGGGTTAAAGTCCAAATCCGGCAACATGATTGTTGAAGGTATTTTGGCTACCCCTGAGGTAAAAAATGGAAATGGTCGCTATTATTCTAAAGATTTATGGGATCGGGAAATTAAAAAATACATGAACCTGATTAAAGACCGTCGTGCATGTGGTGAATTAGATCACCCCGAAACTCAAGTTATTAACTTAAAAAACGTATCTCACAACATTATTGATATCTGGTGGGATGGAGGTAACGTGATGGGCAAATTAGAAATACTACCTACCCCATCAGGTAATATTGTTAAAGCATTAATTGATTCAGGTATTTCCGTTGGTGTATCTTCTCGTGGTATGGGAAGTTTAAAACCAATGGGTGAAAATATGATGGAAGTACAAGATGATTTTGAATTATTGTGTTGGGACTTTGTATCAACTCCTTCTAATCCTGGTTCATATATGATGACTGTTGGATTAAACGAAAGTATACAACATAATCCTACTAAAAATTACTCTAGAGTAAATAATATAATTAGAGATATTTTATGCTCTAATGGAACTTGCCCCGTATTTTAACCCCCCCTTGGATAGTCTCCTTGGACCGACCCTCCCCTAAAAAGGAGGGTTTCTTTTTCTCGTGTTTTTAGAAATATCGATATACGTATACGGGACAATATGCTATCTCTATATAGCATCCTTATTAAAAAAATCACATTACGCTTCTCTAATAAGCGTACTTCCCAAACAAAAAAACTTATTATAAAAAAATTTTAGGAAAATGAACAATCGAGAATTATTCAAAGAAGCTATTGCTGATGCAAAAGCTGTCAAAGAAGCAGCTATTGCGAACGCAAAAGTTGCCCTTGAGGAAGCCTTCGCTCCATTTTTGAGAGAAAAGCTTACTCAAAAACTTTCAGAAATGGAAGAAGAAACCTATGAATCTAAAGACGAAATGTATGAAGACGAATATGGCGACTCTACAGACAAAGACTTTTTACAAAATGAAATGTCTTATGATGAAGAAACTATAGAAGCCCCAGTAGATGAGGTGGATATGATGGGCGACGAAACTATTGACGAACTTAACCTTGACGAATTGTTAGCTGAATTGGAATTAGAAGAAGAAGCATCTGAAGAAGTATCTGAAGAAGAATTAAACGAAGCTAAAGAAGACGAAGAGGAAAAGGAAGAAGAAGAAGAAGAAGACGAGGACGAAGAAATTGACATTACCGACGTTGAATCATTGAAAAAAATCATCGAAGATGAAATTGAAAAAATGATCGAATCAGGTGAATTGCAAGCTGGTCCTGAGTACGAAGGTGAAGAAGAAGAAATGATGGGTGATGAAGAAGAGATGATGGGTGACGAAGAAGTAGTAGATGGTGAGGAAATGATGGGTGATGAAGAAGAAATTGAAGAAGATTTTAGCATCGACGAATTATTAGCTGAACTTAAGAAAAAAGGTAAAAAAGAAATGCCTAAAAAAGAAGAAGCTAAGAAAAAAGAAGATGATAAAGCTAAAAAAGAACTTGATGAAGCTGTTAAAGTAATCAAAGCTCTTAAAGGTGAACTTCAAGAAATGAAACTCTTCAACGCTAAATTGCTTTACACTAACAAAATCTTCAAAGCTCGTAGCTTAAACGAATCACAAAAAGTAAAAGTTTTATCAACTTTTGATAAAGCTACCACTATTAAAGAAGTAGAACTTGTATATGAAACTTTATCTAGTTCTTTCTCAACTGCTAAGAAACAAGTAGTTAAAGAATCATTAGGATTTGCTTCTAAACCTACTGGAGTGTCTCAACACCAACAAAAACAAATGATTGTTGAAGAAGATGCAATGGTAACAAGATTTAAAAAATTAGCAGGATTAATTTAAATAAAACAAAAACCTTAAAACAAACAACAAATAAAAAATGGAATTACAATCTTTATTGGAAAGCGCCTCTCCTTATAAGGCAGTCCAAAACGATGCAGCTCGTTTAGCTAACAAATGGTCTAAGACCGGCCTTTTAGAAGGTATTAGCTCTGATCACGAGAAAAACAACATGTCTATGATTCTTGAAAACCAAGCTAAACAGTTGGTTAACGAATCATCTCTTTCTGGCGCAGGTGTAGCTGGAGGTTCATTTACAACAGGTGCTGGTGAACAGTGGGCTGGTGTGGCTTTGCCTTTGGTTCGTAAGGTGTTCGGTCAGATCGCTTCTAAAGAATTAGTAAGCGTTCAACCTATGAACTTGCCTTCAGGTCTTGTATTCTACTTGGATTTCCAATACGGTACTACTAAGACTCCTTTCACCGCTGGTCAATCTATGTACGGTGACAGTGGATCTGCTCTTCCTTTCGGTAACACTAATACTGGTGGTACTTACGGGGCTGGCCGTTTCGGTTACTCTATTAACAATACTGGATCAGTAATGTCTGCAACTGTAACTGCTTCTGGTAGTGGTATGAGTTGGGCTGACTTCCGCTTTGATGATAATTTTAGTTCATCATTTGCTGGTTATGCTAAGTTGCAAGTTACCTTGCCTTCAACTACTGACTTCACTGCTGCTCGTGCTTTCACTATTGCCTCTGGTTCAACTTTGTTAGTATCTAACAACGTACCTGCTTTCACAACTGATAACGGTACTAGTACAGTTACTTTCATTGTTCCTACTTCTTCAATAGCTAACAACATTAACTTAACCCACACTAACTGTTCTGTATCTTACAGTTTAGCTCCTGCTGATAACAAGCGTGGTGATTTCGAAGATGGTAACACTGCTTTGAACGCTGGTAACAGCTCTATTTCAATTCCTGAAATCAACGTACAAATGAAATCAGATTCTATCGTTGCTAAAACTCGTAAGTTGAAAGCCGTATGGACTCCTGAATTCGCTCAAGATTTGAACGCTTACCATTCATTGGATGCTGAAGCTGAATTGACTTCAGTTATGAGTGAGTACATTTCTTTGGAAATTGATTTGGAAATCTTGGATATGTTGATCGACGGTGCTGCCGCTGGTACTGAGTACTGGTCAGCTGCTAACAACCAAGTAATCAACACTGCTGGTACTGCTTTCGTAGCTAACTCTTCAGCATTCTTCAACACTCAAGGTGGTTGGTTCCAAACTTTGGGAACTAAAATCCAAAAATTATCTAACATCATCCACCAGAAAACATTGCGTGGTGGTGCTAACTTCATGGTAGTTGCTCCTCAAGTTGCTACTGTGTTGGAATCAATTCCAGGATACGCTGCTGACACTAACGGTGATGTAACCAAAATGAATTACAACTTCGGTGTAATGAAAGCTGGTTCTATTAACAGCCACTTGAAAGTTTACAAGAACCCATACATGACCGAAAACACTATTTTGTTAGGTTTCCGTGGTAGCCAATTCTTAGAAACTGGTGCTGTGTTTGCTCCTTACATTCCTTTGATCATGACTCCTTTGATCTACGATCCTAACACCTTCACTCCTCGTAAAGGTTTGTTGACTCGTTATGCCAAGAAAATGGTTCGTCCTGAATTCTATGGTAAGATCTATGTTAGTGGCTTGAACACTATCTAATCTTAAAAGGAATAGATTAAAAAACCTTATAAAGAGACCCGGGCTTTGCTCGGGTCTTTTTGTATATTAATATGTATCATAGAACAAGTTATCATGACAAGCAACCATCACACTGATGAGGTTTTTAAAGAAAAAAGAAGACCTAAAACTCCTATTAAGTTTGGAATTGTATTAAATCCTGAACAAAAACAAGCCAAAGCCGCTATACTAACTAATACCGTAATTGCTATTAAAGGTAAAGCAGGTTCAGGTAAAACCTCATTAGCCATACAGGCTGCTTTAGATTTATTATTCAATCGTGAGATTGAAAAAATAATTATAGCTCGTCCATTCGTAACAGCAGGGGAGGACATTGGATTCCTTCCGGGTAACGTTGACGAGAAACTATCTTACCTTACCTCCCCCATTTATAATATCATGCACGAGCTGATTGGTAAGGAAAAAAGCGACAAGTTAGTACAAGAGGGGAAAGTAACTGTCGCCCCATTTGGGTTTTTGAGGGGTAATACCTTCACTAACTGCTTTATCCTAATTGATGAGGCCCAAAACGCTACTATGAAACAAACCGAATTAATGATTGGTCGATTAGGTTTAAATTCAAGAATGGTATTTTGTGGCGATATGACACAATGTGACTTAAAAAACAAAAAAGACACAGGATTTGATTTCTTCCTAAGACTAGAGGAAGTACCTAACGTAAAAGTAATTACATTAACATCTAACCACAGACATCCTATAGTTGAGCCCATTCTTTCAGTCTACGAGAAATACAAAGACTAAATATTTATAATAAATGGCTACTACCTATCAAAATATTCCCATATGGCCAGGATCTAGTTCATTCTTTCCTGGAATGACTCCTTTTGGATTTTATGACTATGATTTTACTTTTCAAACAGATGCTGATAAAATGGCTCAGTTTTGTGCAACTCGTTTAGGTTATCCTATAATGGAAGTTGAATTACAAGATATACATTTTTATGCTGCTTTTGAGGAAGCTGTTACTACATATGGAAATCAATTGTATTCATTTAAAATTAGAGATAATTACTTGTCTTTAGAAGGTAATAGTACGGGATCAATTGCTCAAAATAATACATTATCCCGCCCTAACTTAGGAAATATTATCCGTATTGCTCGTCAGTATGGTACTGAAGCAGGAACTGGAGGGGATGTTGATTGGTATACAGGATCTATTACATTAAATCATAATCAACAAGTATATGATTTAGATGACTGGGCTGTATCTCAAAGTATTACAGGTGGTATTGAAATTAAAAGAGTATTCTATGAAGCCCCCCCAGCTATTGTTCGTTATTTTGATCCATATGCTGGTACAGGTACCGGTGTTCAATCACTATTAGAAACATTTGGTTTTGGTAACTATTCACCTGGTATTAACTTTTTATTAATGCCCGTATATGCAGATTTAGAAAAAATTCAAGCAATTGAATTTAACGACCAAATTCGAAAATCAAATTATTCATTTGAAATTCAAAATAATAAATTAAGACTATTCCCTATCCCTACAGGTGATGTAAGTAGTTTATTATTTCAATATATTAAATTAGATGAAAGAAATTCTGGTTTTGTTTCTGGAAGTGAAGGTAATGGAAAAATATCTAATATATCAAATGTTCCTATGAACAACCCAGTTTATTCACAAATTAATTCTGTGGGTAGGCAATGGATATTTGAATATACTTTAGCTATAGCTAAAGAAATGTTAGGATTAATTCGTAATAAATACGAACAAATTCCTATTCCTGGAGCTGAAATTAGGTTAAATGGTCCTGATTTAATTACTCAAGCTAAAGAAGAAAAAACAGCATTAATTGAAAGAATTAGAGGATTTTTGGATGATACTTCTCGTAAGGCTTTACTAGAACGAAAAAAAGACGAAAGTGATTTTATTAAACAAGAATTAAGTAATATACCCTTTGTAATATATGTAGGATAATGGCACGTAAAGAAATAACAGAAAAATATAATAAATATAAAGTATTTTATTTAGTTAAAATAACTAAAAGTACTAATTTAACTTACGTTGTCGATCGAATTCGCGGTGTAAAAAACGTGATTGTTGCTATGCCCGAACATAGTGATAGACTAGTAGATCTTTCTAAGAAAAATAATGATTATGAATTTTACCTAATTAAAGTTAAATTCATGACTGATAAATCCCCTTTAGAGGTAGCTAAAAAAATTAGAAATAATATTGTTCAAGGTGATAGTTTTGATGGAAAAATAAAAGGAGTTGTATTTGTTAAACCTAAATTGGAAACTATAACTCCTACCACCTAATGGCTTTATTTGGAACTCAGCGTGATATTTCAATGTTTAGACACGTATCACGTGAGCTAATGGGAGATATTATTACCCAACAAGTAGGTTATTATACACTAAAACTAGATCAAAGTACCACCAACATGTATGGTGAGGCTTTAAACAAATATTATAATGGTCCTTTACTATTAAATTGTTTAATTACTCGAGGTGATCAACAGTGGGGAGTAAGTGAATTAGGTCCTGATGTAGATCGTGAGTTAGGATTTGCATTCTTAAGAGATGATTTAATTGATTTTGATTTAACTTTATCTGTTGGTGATATAATCATGTGGTATGAAAATTACTATGAGGTAGACTCTGTAACAGAAAACCAACTATTCTCAGGTAAAAATGCTGAATATCCTTATTTAAGTTTAGGTGACTTTGGCCGTTCTATTTCACTTATATGTCAAACTCACCTTGTTCCAAGTGACAAGGTACAAATAACTAAAGAACGTGGCTAAAAATAAACCAACTAGAGAGGTAAGACCTGAAAGTCAAAGGGAAATAAGCGATAGCTTTGTTGATCCCTATTTGCCTAATCAAGGTAACCCAAACTCAACTACTGTTATAAACAGGGGGGAACACCGTTCATTTAAAGGGGATGATGTAAAACCGTTTAGTATTGGTTTAAAAGATTTAGATGAAACTATTATTTACTATTTTGATAATGTTATTCGTCCTTTTGTAGTACAAAATGGAGAAAGAATAGCTGTACCCGTAGTATACGGTGATGCTGAAAAATGGAAAATGATGCAAAAAGATGGTTATTACCGTGATAAAAACGGTAAGTTAATGGCACCATTAATTTCATTCAAACGTACAAGTTTTGATCAAGTAAATAGCCTAGGTAATAAATTATTGGATAGTGCTTACCCTTATAACTTTGGTATCTTTCAGAAAAAATTTAACCAAAGAAACGTATATGATAATTTTAGCGTTTTAAACAACAGAAAACCTCAAGTCCAATATTATGGTGTAATATACCCAGACTTTGTAAATTTAACGTATACAATTACGGTTTACACGTATTATATTGAGCAAATGAACCGTATACTTGAGTCAATTAACTATGCTGCAAATTCTTATTGGGGTGATCCAGAAAGGTTTAAGTTCAAAACAACTATTGCTAACTATACTACAGCAGTTGAATTACAACAAAACACAGATCGTGTTGTAAAATCAACATTTGATTTAAAATTATATGGACATTTAATACCAGATGCTATTAATAAAGATATTGCTAACGGTATAGGTACATTTTTTAATAAAACCAAAGTTGTATTTGGATTAGAAACAACAGGAAGTTTATAATTTAATTTAAATTAATATTTATAATAAACTAATATGTCTGCTGGAAAATATTCTTTTATAATAGAACAAGGTGCTACATTATCTTTTGAGATACAATATAAAGACAGCACTAATACCCCTATTAGCTTATCGGGGTATAGTGGAAGAATGCAAATTCGACCAACTGTAGATTCATCTCAAGTATACTTAACCTTATCTAGCTCATTAAATCCTGATGGAACAGGATTAAACTTTTCTGGATCTAATGGATCTACAACTCCTGCCTCTGGAGCTATTGGAATTTATATCTCATCTACAACTAGTTCATTACTTGATTTTAATCAAGCTGTATATGATTTAGAAATATATAGCAGTGCAACTCCACCGGTAGTTACAAGACTTATTGAGGGAAACATTAAATTAAGTAAAGAAGTAACTAGGTAATGAGTAATAATATTAACTTAATCCCAAACAATAATGAAATTAATCTTGTAAACCAAGATAGGGCTATTATTGTTTCAGATCAAGATAATTTTACTCAAATTGAAGTTACACAACCTATAACCTCGGTTGTTCAAATTCTTACAGGTCCTATGGGTCCTGAAGGACCAGCAGGTAAAGGTACATTTCCATTTTCTGGATCCGCAGATATTTCAGGGTCATTTAACTTACAAGGAAATGCAACCATAACAGGATCATTGTTTTTATTTAGCGGATCTTATTCAGGTTCGGGTGCTAATTTATTCAATATACCTGCTTCGGCCATTGTTGGATTAAATTTATCTCAAATTGCTACTGGATCAGTAACAGCATCAGTAAATACAGTTAATGATATATTTTTAATACGATCTGCTTCTGTAGAAATTTTTAAAGTAAATAATGAAGGAGTAGTTGTTTTACAAGAAAAAACAGCACCTCCTACAGTAGTTGCTGGTGGAATATTTTATTCATCATCTGGTGACTTTTTCTTTGGATCATAATATTTATAATAGATAATATCATACAATGGCAACTTGGAAGAAACTCATAGTATCGGGATCAGCAGCCGAACTATTAAACGTAACCGCTAGTGCGGGTTTATTTAGTACCCAACTTAATGTAGGTACAACCCAACAAATTACAACTAACCCTGCAACTACTTTTTTAAGTGGTTCATTTAGTGGTTCATTTACCGGTAACGTAAATATTAACTTAGCTGACTTAACTCAAGGAAATGGTATAGTTGCTTTTTCTTATGATGGTAATTCTGCCCAAACTGTTACTTTAGATACAGGATCAACACATTTTACCGAAGGTGTAAGAGGAAAATTATCTGCTGCTGCATATTTAGGGTATGATTCTGCAACAGGCGGTTTTACTTTTGATAGTGGATCTTATGGAACCTTTGCAGCAGGTGATGGTTTAACTTCAACTAATGGTATTTTTGCAGTAGGTGCTGGAACAGGTATTACTGTAAATGCTAATGATGTTCAATTAAAGAATGCTGGTTCTTTAACTACTAACTTTTTAACCAAATGGGACGGAACTCAATTAGTTAACTCTGTTGTAAGCGATAACGGTACTGTTGTTTCATCTACATTACCTTTAAATGTTACTGGTGGTATATTTGCAACTAGTGCAATTACAGGATCAGCAATATCTGGTTCAGGAGCTGTTTCGGGTTTAACTCTTAGTTCTGCAACTACTGTAACTGCTGGTAGTAATATTTTAGCTAGCTCCGGATATATTAAAGCAGGTACTCCTGCTGGTGCTCCTGATTCACCAGGAGCTGTTGAGGGTGTATTAGGTTACTTTACTAACTTAATGATCCCTGGAAGTGCCTCTATTTCAGGTGATGCAATAATTACAGGTAACTTAACAGTTGCCGGTACAGCTTCATTCAATAACTCAACTAGCTTATTAATTGCTGATAAATTTGCTTTATTAGCCTCTGGTTCTACTTCATTAACCGATGGTGGTTTAATTATACAACACACTGCCGGAGGTATTGGTACCGCATTCTACTTAGAAGCTAGTTCAACAGGAACATACGGTCGTTTTGCTGTAACTGGAAGTTTACATGCTGGTGCTTCAACAGCAACCGTAGATGAATATATGGTTACTGTTAAACAAGCAGCTGGTATTCCATCTGCTGCCCCTACTTTTGGAGATACAGGAAACGGATACGGTAACATGTATATCGACTCAGGAAACAGTGATATTTATATTTATGCCTAATAAATAATGACTTTATTCAAAAAAGTTATGAGTCTAATAAACAAAATACAGGGAAATACCCAATCTAATTCTAACGTACCCGTTACAACTCAAAGCATCTTCACTAAGGAAGAAATTGAATTCTTGCTAATTACCTTAAAAGATGGTACATTTAAAGGGGCTCAATTAGAAATGATGTACAATACTGTAGTAAAACTACAACAAGAATACGCAAAAATAAATCAGTAAGTTATGATAGAACAAATGTTTTCAGAGGCCGAATACCAGGTCTTAATGGTAGCCTTAAGTGGCCTTCAAGTTACAGGAAGAGATGCTAGATTACTAGTATCAACAATGGACAAAGTACAAGAATGTTTAGACATGTTTGAACATGCCCGTAAAGAGGCTGAACAAGCCCGATTAGAGGCTGAAAAACAGAAACACGAAGAACTTCAAAATCTACTCGCCGCTGAGGACAAAAAAGCGGGAAGAACTAGGAATTAATCCATTTCTTACTTATATTTATAACAAACCTATTGTAGGCCCGCAAGGGAAGTAGGCAGCAACGTCGCTGTTTCTAACCGCAGAAGGAGAGTAAAATATGCCAAACTGGAAAAAACTGATTGTATCGGGGTCGGATGCCTCATTAAATTCACTAAATGTTACAAATAATGTAACCGCTCAATCATTCACAGGTTCTTTTTCGGGATCTTTTACTGCTCCTGGAGCAACAACACAGGTAGTTTACAATAATGGCGGTGTATTAGCCGCAAATTCTGGATTTGTTTATAGCGGATCAAACGTTGGTATTGGAACTACCAATCCAAGTTACAAACTCAATGTATACGAATCAAATACTGCTGAATACATAAGTGCTAAGTTTCAAACCACCCATCCTAATCTCAACTACATTTTACTACAGAATGGTGGAGGTTCTTTCAACCATTATATACAAACCAACTCTGGAACTTTAGGACTTTCAGCGGACGAAAATGGAAGTAGTGGAGTAATACAATTAAAGACTAACAATGTTATAGCAGTAACAGTAAATACTTCTCAAAATGTTGGTATTGGTACTACAAGTCCTACTTATAAATTAGACTTAGTTGGATCTTATAAACAGACTCAAGGTAGTGGAGGAATAGGTTTATACCACATAACAACAGCTAATGCTGACCAAGTAAAAGGAGTATGGGACTTCTACACAAACACAGCTGTTGCTGCTGATTTCTTTGGAAGATTTGGATTTAAGTTTGAGGGAGGAGTAACTGATGCTGTTAAACAATTTCAAGTACATGTAGCAGATGCCACCACACCTAAATTAGTAGTTGCAGGAAGTGGTAACGTAGGTATTGGTACTATTAGTCCGACAGTAAAACTTGATGTTAGCGGAAGTGTAAATATCCGTACTGCAGCCCCAACTATTACATTTGACAGAAACGGATCCTATACTTGGAGATTAGTTAATGGGGATGGAGGTACATATCCTGTTTCAACATTCAATATTGCAAACAATGCCGGAACCGCATCAGCAACATTCTTAGATAACGGAAATGTTGGTATTGGTACTACAACCCCAGCATCTGCTTTACATATTATTGGAAGTAATATTGTTAATATTGTTGAAAGCACCAGTAGCGTTTCATATACACAGTACTATAACTCTTCTACAGGTGCTGGAGGTACAAGTGACGGGCTTACTGTAGGTGTTAATGGAACTAGCGGTGTTATATACTTAAGAGAAAACGCAGATCTCTTTTTCGGTACAGCTGATACTGAAAGAATGCGTATTACTTCTACAGGTAACGTTGGTATTGGTACTTCTACCCCAACTAGTAAACTAGACGTTATTGGTAATTCCTACATTAGTGGAAGTTTAAGTGTTAAAACAAATTCAACAGCCGGTACAGGTTTAACAGTAGGGGGAAGTACAGTACTGTTAAGTTTTGCTGAAATACAGCAGGGAAATACACTTTACCTTTTTAGCTCAGGAAATACTTACTATTCCACTATCCGCCAAGATAGTCAAAATTTAATTCTTACCCCAGATACAAACGTTGGTATTGGTACTGTTAGTCCTACAGCTAAACTAGAAGTCGCCGGTAACGTTAAAGCAACCTCATTTACAGGTTCATTCTCCGGATCATTTACAGCACCAGGTTCAACTACTCAGATAGTTTATAATGATAATGGTGTATTAGCTGCAAATAGCGGACTAGTTTACAGCGGATCAAACGTTGGTATTGGCATTTCATCACCAACAGAAAAATTACACATTGTAAGTTCTGCAACAGGAAACCAGTTTGGACGTATAACTGCTACAGATTCAAATTCATCAGCAGCCTGGGTTGCACAAAACGATAGTGGTGATAACGTAGTTTACCGTGTATTTAGTTCCGGAGTAAGTGGAACTCAAATGGGAGCTGCACTCGGAAGAAGTGCTTCTTTACTTGCTAACCTAGGAGGTTCAGGAGTATTCTTACTTGGTACTTTCTCAAATACAAACTTTGTTCTTGGTACAAATAATACCGAGAGAATGCGTATTACGACTGCTGGTGATGTTGGTATTGGTACTACTAGTCCAGAAACAAAACTACACGTTGCTAGTGGAGATGTTTTAATAAGTAATGGACAGTATTACTCCGCTGAAGGAAACACAGGAGGAAACTACAAACTGGCCGGAATAACCTCAGGAAACGTTGTAGTTATTGGAGCAATAGATTACACAACCGCTGGAACTATTTTTGCCGGTGGAGATAATATTAGTATAACTACAGGAGGTGTTGCTGGAACATCCAGATTAAATATAAATTCAGCAGGTAACGTTGGTATTGGAACTACTAGTCCGGGATATAAATTAGATGTAGCAGGGTATACAAATACAGCAGGATTTTTCTCTAGAGGGGCTAATATTGGGTTAGAAACTCAAATAGCTGCATTAGGTACAAACGGGGCATATCAAGCAGGTTATTATTTAGGAGCAACTAATACTGTTTATGCTGCTAGATTGGGGATGGATGTAAATTCGGGTGATGTTTTAATAAGTGCTGGAAATACGGGTTCATTATCTACATTAGCATACTTTAAAGCAAACGGTAACATAGGTATCGGTACTAGTAGTCCCGGCTATAAACTAGAAGTAGTAGGTGCAGTTTCTGCCTCAACATACTACGGAGACGGTTCTAACTTAACTAACATTGGATCAGGCTCAGTATCAGCAGCAGGTTCTGATGGTCAACTACAGTACAATAACAGCGGACTATTTGGAGGTGCATCACGCCTTTATTATAACGATACAACCAACAAAGTTGGTATTGGAACATCAAGTCCTGGATATGATTTAGACGTTTCTGGATCCGTAAGAGTACAAGACAAACTTAGAGTAGGTCCTATAAATACAGGTAACGGTGTAATTCATCAATCATCAGACGCAACTATTAATGCATCAAGTTCAACTATTGTTTGGTCAGTTCCAGGATCATCAGGAGCTGTAGCCTTTATTGAATATTATATTATTAACACAGTCACTAGTACCTCTCAACGTGGAGGTAACATTGTAGTAACTTGGAATTCAGCAGGAACTCCTCAAATTACTCATACTGAAACCACAACCCCGGACATAGGAACTACAGCTCTTGTTACGTTTACTACCTCGATGGCACTAGGAGGTGACCCACAATTAGTTGCAACAAACACTAGTATAAATCCATTTTATATAGTTTTAAATTACAGATACTTTTAATATTTATCATTAAACGTCTACCCTGGACAGTGAAAGGGTGAGAAAATATGGCAAACGAATTTATAGTAAGAAATGGACTTATTGTATCAGGATCAGTAAATGTATCTGGATCAGTAATAGCAACATCCTTTACAGGATCATTCTCAGGATCAATCAACCAAGCAGTCTCTGCCTCATATGCAGTAACCGCCTCGTATGCCTTCTTTGCCCAAACCCCAACATCACAAGGTGCAACAGGTGCTCAAGGTGCTAATGGTACTCAAGGAACAACAGGTCCACAAGGTGGGACTGGTGCTCAAGGAGGAACCGGTGCTCAAGGAGGAACCGGTGCTCAAGGTGGAACCGGATCACAAGGTGGAACTGGACCACAGGGAGGAACAGGTGCTCAAGGTGGTACTGGTGCTCAAGGAGGTACGGGACCACAGGGAGGAACAGGACCTCAAGGTGGAACAGGACCTCAAGGTGGAACGGGTACTCAAGGAACTACAGGTACCCAAGGTATAACAGGACCTCAAGGTACTTCTGCCGCTACCTCAATAACAAATAACACAAATAACTTTGTAGTAACAGCTACCGGAAACGGTCCAACTCCATTTAATGGAGAGGCAAATCTACAGTTTGATGGAAATAAATTAATGGTTTCCGGATCCGGATCAACATTGTTTGATGTTTTAGGATCTCAAGGTCAATTATTCTCTGTAACAGATGATTTAACAGGAACTTTATTTACCGTAAGTGACATTTCAGGTCTACCTATTTTACAAGTGGATGATACTGATAAAGTTACTATGGGTACTTTTGGTTTAAACACCTTAGTAGTTTCAGGATCTAACATCTTCACTAACCAATTAGCAAGTACTGCTGATACAACTGTTGTTACGTTTAATACAACAACTAAAAAATTAGGTTATAATACAGTAGCAGGTCCACAAGGTTCAACTGGACCACAAGGTGGAACTGGTGCTCAAGGAGGTACTGGAGCTCAAGGTGGAACTGGAGCCCAAGGAGGTACAGGTCCACAGGGTGGAACAGGTCCTCAAGGCACAACAGGTACACAAGGTGGAACTGGAGCCCAAGGAGGTACAGGCGCTCAAGGTGGTACTGGTCCTCAAGGAACTACAGGTACTCAAGGTACAACAGGTACTCAAGGAATTACAGGTTCTCAAGGAACAGATGGTACTCAAGGTATAACAGGTACACAGGGTGGAACTGGTGCTCAAGGTGGCACTGGTCCTCAAGGTACAACAGGTACCCAAGGCGGAACTGGTGCTCAAGGAGGTACAGGTTCACAAGGTGGTACTGGTGCTCAAGGTGGCACTGGTCCTCAAGGTACAACTGGTACTCAAGGTACTACTGGTACACAAGGTACACAGGGTATCTTCGGACCAGTTGCCGGTTCAGCTAATCAAGTAGTTTATAAAGATGGATCAAACAACCCTGCCGGTTCAAATAACTTTGTGTTTGATGGAACTAATGTAGGTATTGGTACTGCTAGTCCAAGTGGAAAACTTCACGTAGAAGGTCCTAGCTCAGATGGTGTTCCAGTCTTTAGAATGAACGGTACTACTGCACCAAATACATTTAACTATGCTGGTTCACTAATGAATTCCAGTTTAGGATCTAGTCGTAACACAATTTTATTAATTGGTAAAGCAGAAAGCAATAGAGATTCTGGATATATTGGATTTAATCATAGTGGAACAAATAGTTCAAATAGTAACTTTTTAACATTTGGCTTATTTGCTAATGATAACATTTTAAATATTACTGGAGCTGGTAATGTAGGTATTGGTACTACTAGTCCTAATTATAAATTATCAGTGTCAACATCAGGGACATTAGGATTTTCTTTACTTACGTATAATTCAACACCTGGAGGTCCGCAAATAGACTTGTATGATGCCACTAGATCCCAAGAGACAGTAATTTCATCTACAGATGGAACTACAACAGGTGCTTACGTAGCATCTTATACAAATCATCCTTTATTATTTGGAACAAATGCTGCTTCTACACCAACAGCTAAAATGCGCCTTACACCAGGAGGTACCTTAATAGTAGGTGACTCTGCAGTCCCTTCAGAAAATCCATGGTATGGAACTGCGGTATTTGGTAAAAGCGGAACTGATAAAGTTATAGCCGGTTATTTAACATCGAGTACTAATGGTGCTGTAATTGGAGGACATAACTCAGGATTAAGCGCTTGGGCGCCTTTTAATATAGTTGGTTCAGAATTAAGATTTAGCATCCAAGAAAATAGAGCCGTAACAATTGATGCTGCTAGAAACGTAGGTATTGGTACTACTAGTCCTGCTGCACCCCTACACGTATACTCCGCAGGCTCAGGAACAACAATGGTTGTCGGAAGAGCAAGTGGTAATTCTAGTATTAAAGCTAGTGCAGATGCAAATGGCGGATTTTTATCTTTAGATTCAACAAGTGGTGCCACTATTATAAATCATTATGTAACCGATAATGTATGGTTAGCAACCGGCGGTGGTAATGTAGGTGTTGGAACCCCATCCCCTACCTCAAAACTCCACGTAGTAGGAAATACAAATATTTCAGGATCAGCAGGAACCAGTCCAGGCTTACTAGTATACAAATCAGGTTCAACAGTAGTAGATATTCAAGGTTCACAAGGTCAATTATTTTCAATTACAGATGATTTAACCGGAACTTTATTCTCAGTAAATAACATTACTGGTTTGCCAGTATTAGAAGTTGATGCAACCAACAAAATAACTATGGGTACTTATGGTGCCAATACTTTAGTTGTTTCTGGTTCTCAAATTTATGCAAATCAATTAACAAATGATAGTGAAACGGCAGTTGTAACATATAACACAACAACTAAAAAGTTAAGTTATAATACTATTGCTGGCCCTCAAGGATCAACCGGACCTCAAGGGGGAACGGGAGCTCAAGGAACAACAGGTACACAAGGTGGAACTGGTGCTCAAGGCGGAACAGGTCCTCAAGGAGGTACAGGTCCGCAGGGAGGCACAGGTCCACAAGGTGGTACTGGTCCACAAGGAGGAACCGGACCCCAAGGTGGCACTGGCCCTCAAGGAGGTACAGGTCCCCAAGGTACAACAGGTACACAAGGATCAACGGGTCCACAAGGTGGTACTGGTGCTCAAGGAGGTACAGGACCACAGGGTGGTACTGGTCCTCAAGGAGGTACTGGCCCTCAAGGAACTACCGGAACTCAAGGATCAATAGGACCACAAGGTGGAACTGGACCACAAGGTGGAACTGGACCACAAGGCGGAACAGGTCCTCAAGGCGGAACAGGTCCTCAAGGAGGTACAGGACCACAGGGTGGTACTGGCCCTCAGGGTGGCACTGGTCCTCAAGGTGGAACAGGACCACAGG